CACGGTGCGCTACTTCCCGGCTTAATCTTACCATTGCGATTGTCACGGATAACAGACCCGCCGCCCATGTCCATACCATCAGGATTGACCTTGGTAGTGGGCAGTTCACCCAACGCCGCCTTAACCTTATCGCTTTGCTCGGATAACGGCTTATCCCACAGTAGATATTCGTCTTGTTCGGGAGCTAGTTCAACTTCGTAGAGTCTGCCTTTTTCTTTTTTATATTCAAGAACAGGTCTATCGCCGTTATCTAAAAGCGACAATGCATCTCTAGCAACAGCCTTGATGCTCTTACTGCCGCCGTAGTTGGCTACGTCAAGAAGGCTTTCTCTGGTATTTTCAACATTTCCTGATTCTTGATTTAATATGTAAGCGAGATAATGTTCTGGCACATCAGTATTAAGTAATTCGCCGTTTACATAATTCTCACCTGTTGTTAGTTTTTCTTTGTAGAATTCAGCAACATCCCTGCTCTCGGCAAAATAATGCCCGTAACCATAAGCTTGTGCACCCTCGCCCGTACCGATCTTGCTGGTATCGAACTTATTGTGATCGTGCGGGGAACCGTGGAACGCTTTCTGGTCGAGCAACGAACCCCCAGGCATTCCTACCTCGTTACCCGTGATACCGAACCACTCCAACGTTTTACGAAAATCGTCTTTGATCTGCTGCGGTGCCTCTGGCCTGGTGGCCATTTCGTTCAATGCTTCAAGGTAGAAGTGACCGCCTTCATGGATCACGGAGGACAGATCGGAACCGTCGAGCAAGGTCATCGTGAACGTGTTTGGATTAAATCCAGCACGGTTGCCTTGGAACAACGGCAATCCCTGCATGATCTTGTCACGCATTTCTGGTGTGATATCGAGGGAGGGCTGCTCTCCGGCTTTGCTTGGGTCTGTAGGCAGTTCATGCTGCGCGATCGCGTCTTGCGCCTCCGCGTAGGTATCGAAAGTAGCCGCTCTGTTCTCGCTAGAAGTCCATACCCCTGTGGTAGGATTCTTCAGATACATACCCGCGCTTTCTTGAAATACTCTGAGTTTTCCGTCTTCTCCTTCGACAGTTCGTAATATGTTCTTTGTTTCTCCTGTCATGTTCAAAGGGGTTACCTTGCCCCCTCCCAGTTTCTTCGAGACATCGTTCACGACTTGCGGAACAATACCGTCGTAGAAGGCTTTCATACCCTCACCGCCTACCTTCAGGTCGAGACCTTCCAACTTCACTGGGTAATCTCGTTCCCTGTTTATCCTCTCTAGCGCAGCTTGAACCGCCTCGTCCTCCGTTGCGTATCTGCCCGTGAAGGGTTTTCCGTGTAGTTGACCGGGAGGGATGACCGTAAAAGGTCTGTCCTTATCACTCTGCGGGTCTAAGGATATGTCATACCCATCAGGTAACGCGGTTACCGGTTTGTCTTCAGTCTCGACTAGTTCGACTACCTTATTCGCTATTTCCTTGCCGATTACATCCGGTAATTTGTCCTTGGTGTAATTACCTGCCAATACTTTTTCTTCATTGTTGTCGAAGACTTGTATGTCGTAGGTGTCCCCTGTTCCGCGTCGCGCTTCTATGCTCTGTATTTGTTTACTCAAATCGTAACGCGCAGCCTGCTGCTCGCCTGTAGTCCACGCGATCTTGTCGAAACCGTTTTCGGCTGCGTAGCGCATGAGACGTTTTACGGCAAGGGCTGTCCATGATTTCGTGTTCTGCACGAAAGGGCCGGAAGGGGTGCTACCTCTGACTTTCTCCCTTAGTTCCGCACGGCGTTTGTTAACTGTCAGTAACTCTGCTTCGATAGTAGTTCTCTTGCTTACAGATACCGTGTATACCTTGTCGCCTAACTCTTTCGCTTTGCCGTCTAGTGCTCTAAGTTCCTCCTGTTCTTGCGGTGTCAGACTGGCGAACCCCTTATCCCGCCCTTGTTGCGCCCAGTCGGATTGTATCTCTTCGACGAATAGGACTTTCTGCCCGTTTGCCTTTCTTTCATTTACGCGAACATGTGCGAGGATATTGGGCTGGTTGAAATGTGATGAGCGAAACCTCACATCTGCGGTTACGGCTTGCGGTATTATCGCTGCTCTGGCCTCTTCCTCCGTCTTGTACGACTGTATACGCTCACCGCCCGAGAACAGTCCCCATCTTCCGCTATCTAATTTCCTTACTTCCTGCGAAGCCGCAAACTTCTTGGCAGGCAACGTAAGCAGTAACTCGCGGTAGTTCCCGCCGCCTGGTAGGACGTAGTTATCAAATTTTGTTTCACTGAATTGCGACGATCCACGGCTTACCCGTTCGAGAGCTTCTTGCAAAGTGTCGAAGGTTACCCGCCCGGTGAAGCCTGGTACGTTTATCTCGTACTGCCCATCTTCGATCTGTATTATCTCGCCCAATGAGCCATAGTTCTGCCCTTCAGGGTCATCGGATCTGTAGAGGGTGTAAATCTCTGGCTGGTCTTCGTATTCCTGCACCGCAATCGGTGTCGCCGTACCGCCTAACACTGTCTCGTCAATCCGCACCCCGTTCTCACGAACAAAGTTCTCGATATCGGCAACGGGTACTTTGCCTTCCTGAGTGTCGAGCCAGTCCATCAAGCCGACTGCTTCAATTTCTTCCTTCTTGAATTTACCTTCTTTCTGCCGTGCTTCGATCCACGACTTAGCCTGTTCCGGTTTGATGTTTCCATCCTTACCGGCTACCTTCCGTAAGTTCGGTATCTCACGTTCGAGTGCTGAATAGAAAGCGGACTGTTTCAAGATATTCGGATCACTGGAAAAGTCGCCGTTGTTGCCTATCGCGGATTTGATTTGATCGGGATCGAATGCTATCCAAGATTCCACATTTTCATCAGTGTCCGGGTCGCGCTCAACTATGACAGCCCCGTCATAGCCCAATTCTTTTAACTTGCTGACGAAGAAACTGCCCTCGTCTTCTTCATCAAACATGCCCCATATCTGATCTGTGGATATGTTACGCATTAATCTAGGGTTGATTCCCTTCTCAGTTAATGCTTCTATAACAACGTCATCGATGAATCCTTTTGTAAGATCGATAACATTACGCATCTTCAGATACACCGGCATTACGTTAGCGTCTCGTGCAGAACCTCCTTGAACGCTAAAGCCTTCCGCGAATTTCTTATCTTGAGTAAAGAACATCCCCGCGCGGCGAGTATCCCAGGTGCCAAACTCGTTTGAATTAGCGCCAGGTGATCCCACGACAAACTCGTTGAAGTCCCCTTTAGTGCCATGGTAAAAAACTAAGGGCGGTGCCATCTTTCTGTCACCACGGCTGCTCGTAGGCCACTGTCTCGATTCACTGTCTCCAAACCACTTCCAGAAATTACGAATTCCTTCTTCTGTTGGGTAGATTGGTCTGCCTTCACTGTTCAACGTGGTACGTTCTATCCCGTCAACGTTTAGGGTTTCGGGTAGTTTCGCTGTTTGAAAGAAGGTGTCGTAAGCCCTGCTATTGAATCTCTTAGACAAGGGTACTACATTTCCTTCATCGTCATAGGTCACTGCGTCCAGTAATTTTCTATTGTTCTTTGTGTTCTTGTATGCGTACTCTTTGCCATCATCGTAACCGAGTTCGTTTATAGAATTGGCGTCCCACCATAAATCTTTCAGTTCTACCCGCTGCGCTATTATCCTGTAACCACCTGGGATACTTTCACCCTCCAGCTTCGCGTATTCTCTGGATGGGCTTACCCAATCACCGTTTCGTATGAAGTCATCTTTAACATTCTTAGGTACTGACCGGAATACCGCTATACTTCGCGCCTTTTTCTCGAGCGCTCTGTTTACGGTGTAAAAGGAATTTCGCTCAGTAACGTCGTTTTGGTAGTAATGCGGATGGGTCCAGTAGTCGTCAGGTACGATACCTGCATCCTTTATAGTAGCGAGGTTATAGTCCTCACGATTAGGAGCTTGATGCATCATCCGGTATTCGCTACCTGAGAGATACCCCTTGTCCTTGGCAGCCTCGTACACCATTTCTTGCGCTCGAACCATGTCCCCGTCTGCTACTGCTTTCAAGTAATCTGCGTCAATCTTTTGGTTCTTCGCTGACTGCTCCAGCCCCCCGTCTTCGATCTGCATCTTCGAGAAATTCAGCGGCAGGCGTGTATATAATTCAGAAGGTAGTATCCCCTCCTTGGCAGCGTTGACCGCATAGAATTCACGAAACGGTACAGCGTAGACCGCATTTACAGCACGGTTGAAACGTTTTGCGGAGTTCATACCTGTAAGTATCTTGTCGTGAACTTCCTGAGCATCACGCGCGAAAGCCTCGACTTTGTTCTCGTGCGCTTTCAGGTACTCCGTGTAATCTTTACCGTCGTTCTGTGGCTTCGCTGCGAATTCTTCCCGTGTTAACACCGGTTGTGTCGTGTTGATAATCTCTTTCGCTTTCTCCGCAAAAATCTCTTTCTGCTGCTGGAAGAATGTTTGTGATTCTGAATATGTCATGCCTTCTGGATCGGTACGCAATTGGTTCAGGATCATCGGTTCCAGCTTGGAGCCTGCCAGGTATGTGGCATAGTCCTCTATCGGTATGCGAACTTCTCCGCCGGTTGCGAGTGCCGTCTGTAAGTCCCTTGCCACTACTGGCATGTTCTTGATGAATTCTTCCGGTTTGATTCCAGATTGTTGCAGGGACTCTTCCAAGTGCTTCGCGTCAACGAACACCTCCTTGATTCCGCTGTGTTCGTCGGCCATCGTCTTGACAAACTCTTTGAATGCGGAAGGTGATTCCTTGCGGAGTTTATTGTTGACGATTTCCTCCGACCATTTCTGTAACGCGGCTTGTTGTTCTTCCGCACTGACTGCTTTGCCGATGTTGTTCAAGTGTGCGTCTGCTGCTTTTTTCAAAGCGTCGTCAGTAGAAGCGCCTTGCTTCCTTGCGGGTACGCCTGCCTGTACCGCTGCGCCCATCGTACCGCCGGTTACAATACTCAACGCCGCTGCTTCGGGTACTCCCTCATCCCAAGGTTTACCCAGTGCGATGTTCTGGAAGATTTGCTCAGTGACTCCTTGGGGTAGCTCTTCCACTATCCCCTCGGATACGAACCCTCCTGCCAATCTTGCAGCCAAGGAGAGCGGTACGTTTGACTGTTGCATCTTACCGATAACTTTTTCTCTCAGTTTTCCTGTTGCAAGTAGTATGTCGGGGTCTTCTATCCCTATACGTTGCGCGAACTGTGCTCCGGCTGCGCTTATGAGCGTACCGATTACCCCTGTACCCCACGCCAACGCCGCTCCTTTTGCGTCGAGTTCCTTGTCGGGGGATTGTGTTCTTATCTGTTCTGCTGCGCTCCCTGCCATCGTTAAACCTTCGCCTATAGGCACAGCGACAGCGGCAGGTACGAAGGGCATCAAGGCGCGAGCGTACACGCTACCAAGGTACATGCTTGGAAGACTCACGCCTACTAATTCTACTACTGCCGCAGGGTTCTTAACGGCGGCCTCTATCGTCCCGAGAAAACCCTTCGCGTTCTCTACCTCCTTCAAGGCAGCTTGCATCTCGGGGGTGTACATGTCCGTCAGCGTCTTCGATATCTTGGGGAAATCTATACCGTTAGCTTCCAATGTTTTGCCTAAACCTCCCAAGTCGGCAGGATTCAGATCCGCTATACCTACCGCGCTCTGTGTAAGCATCGTCAGCCCCTTCGCCAACATGATGGGTGTGTCTTCTGTGGCGCTCCTGAAGAACGTTTCAAGAGTCTTCAAGTGCCCAATGTCTTTACCAACCAGTTCGGAATTACCTTGTACCCCGAGGTACTTGGCCACTGCCGGGAAGTTTTTGATTAAATCTTCGGGGTCATGTTCTTTGTAGAAAGCGGTATCTTCAACCTGGGGGGTGACAAGACCAGGGTTAACCCCTGTCTTCGCTGCTACGTCACGGCGGTGCGCTGCCAGTGCTGTGTCTGACTTGATACCTTTGCGAATGGCCAGACCTAGAACATCGGCTTCCACCTGCCTCGGTGTCGGGCCCGTGTCAACTGGTTGAAATTCTGGTACGGGCTTGCCTTCCAATACCGCAAGAGACGCGGCTACGTCGTCGGGGATTCCAGTTTTCTGTTGCGTGATATCCTTACGGATTATCGGCGCAGCGGGTATTTTGTCCAAAGGCTTCGCGGTATTCGCACTTGATTCAAGAAACGACAACGACGCTGCAACGTCGTCGGGTATTGTTTTCGCCATATCGTTAAGCCTTATTTAGGTTGTTTCTTGTTTATCGTTTCCCAGGCACGAATCAACTCTGCATCGGTATACGGCCTACTTCCTTTTGGAGCGTATTGCCGTATGCGTTGCGCGTGTGCGTATGCCGCAAGTATATCATCATTGTTGTACCCTTTCATCAATTGCCCAAATGTTTTTGGGTATGATCTGGTAGGGTCTGCGCGGTAGGCTTCCTTCGTAGAGTTGAAGATCTTAGAGTTGAAGATCGTACCGACCTGCACGTATTCTTCGTTGGCCTTGTTGACAATGTTCATCTTGTCTTCAAGGGTCATAACCTTGCCGGGGTTTGCTGCCTTCCACTCGTCTTTGTTCTTCTCCACGGCACCCTTGAAGGCCATCTTCAGTTGTGGATCTTTCGCACTCTTTGGCATACCCATGTTAATCAGGTCGGGGTCAATTGTCGCCTTGTCCGCAGCTTTGTCCTTAGAGGCGGACTTTTTCATCAAGGCATTGATCTGTTTCTCCGGTAGTATGCCCATGTAACTGGCGATCTCTTGTGGAGAAGGTGGTACTTCGCTGTCGTCAATCCGTTGGGATAATTCGGCATACAGTTGCATCCCGGCGTATGTCGTCGTTGTGCCCTTCTTACCGGCTTCTCCTTGCCCAAGTGCGACGAGTTGATTACGTATCTTTGTTGCCAGTACCGGATCGGTTGCGTCGAGGTTCTTCAATGTATCAGACTTCAATGCATTCTCTACGCCTATGTTCCTAGAATCCAGTACCACAGAACCTTGTACCTCGCGTCGATCTTTCTCTCTTGCTCTGACTCGGTCGTCGTAGATAGCGTCCGCTACGCGCATAGTTTCGAGCGACTTGCCTTCTGTCGCCTTCAGTTTTTCGGTAAAGATATCGCTCTCGGACTTACCCGCTACGTGCATCGCGAAGAGTTTCTCTGCGATGTCGCGCCCCTCTTTCGTAGCAATCTGTGGTCTTAGTGTATCCCTTGCATGTCCTACCGCTTTGGTGTCCATCTCTCCTTCAACCGTTGTGAGGTATTCTTCAGCCGCCTTGGGTTGATCGTTCTGCATGTAGCCTTCGATCACTGCCTGGTGTGCCACCGTCCTCGCGTCAAGCAAGAGTTTTTGACGAAGTTGAGAATCAGTAATCCCGTTCTTCACCACATATTCGGCCACCGTTCTGTCGATGTTATTGAGTTCCCGGTTGACTGTAACCGGGTTATTGTAATTGGCCCCGATCGTGTTGGCAGATACTTCGATGTTCGCCTTATATACTTGTCCTCTGTGCTTCAGATCCTCGTTCATCGCGTGACTCAGGAACCCGGCTTCGTAGTCTACTTGCTGCCGTTTTGCCGCTTGTTCAAACTTACCACGAGCGAGAGGCCCGAGTTGTTGTCCAAGTTCACCAACTTTGGTCTTGAACTTGTCTTGGTATTTCTGCATAACACCTGGTTTAGTCGCGTCTCCGTTCTGGAGTTGTGCGTACCCGTCAGGGCCTACAGTCATTTCGTTCTGTGCTTGTTTGAGTTGTACGAGAGCATCCTGTGCATGTAACGCCGCTGTCTCGTGCGCCCACTGATCCACCCGGTAGGCGGTATTCTCTATAACCCTGCCCGACTGCTGCATCACTGCACCTAGGCGCTGTTCCGCTTCGCCTACTTGGTTAGGATCGTAAGTCGCTACCTGTGTACTCGGCTGTAGTCTGGCACGCCCGATATCGTTCGCGCTTGGCAGGATAGGCATTAATTAAAACCCCCGCGATTTATACCCCGTTGAAAGTCGATAAACGATGGCGTGTTACCTGATACGCCACGCGGGGTTGTCATACCAAAGTACGCCATGCTACCAGCGTCGGCAAGGCCGCTAAGTGCGGTTGAGAACGCTTGCATCTTGCTTGCTTTCGCTGCGACGTTACCAGCTTTCAGTGCTTGGTAGCCTTCGTATCTTGTTGATGCTGCTTGCAGTCGCTCCGTACTGGCCTGTGATTCCGCGTTGTACGTCTCTGTCTGTGCGGCTCTTTCTCCTTCCACTGCAAGACCTGATATTACTTTAAGCACTGTGGGATCAAGCGTCCCGCCGCCTGATGCTCCTGCAATGGCCAATGCCCTCGACTGAAGTATCTCGGATTGTCTTTTTTGTTCGAGGGATGCGTATTGCCCTGCCGCTTGTGTCTGCGTCGCATTTTGCTCAAGCTGCGCCGCTTGGAACTTAGCAAGCTCATTTTGCGCCCTGGCTTGTTGCTTCTGCGCCTTGGCTTGTTTCAGCGATCCCATTACACTCAGCGCAGTTCCTCCTGCGCTCATCCCTGCCATTGCGAATGGTAGTGCTGCTCCCATGATTACCGCCTCATCTCAAATAAAGGGCTACCGTCGTATTCTACACCTTCTATCGGTTCAAAGCCAAGATGTTCAAGTAGTTTAGTTGCCCCTTCGGTACCACCATCGGCGAGTGCGTACCTGGGGTTAAGTTCTGCAACGATCTTTTTTGCGACACGAACCATTGTCTTCTTGAAGCTCTTACCTTCTGGTTTAATCTCACTGAACAGGACTTTCTTACCTTCATTCCAGTAAACGCCTCCGATTCCGATTACGTTACCCTCGTGTTCCACGACGAAACCCTTCATCGTTAACGGTGGCATTTTCCCGTAGAACGATTCTATATCCCTTTGCGTGGCTGCTCGTACCGTTGTCATTGCTTCTCTATCGTGATGACTGCTGCCATCACCGTACAAGGCATCGGCGCATCAGCGCGCAACACTAACCTTGTGTCGTTGCTGAAAGTGCCGTTGAAAGGCAATGGGTCGTTGTCGAAACTATCCCACAGAGTACCGTCTGCAACTTCTGCCTCCGCCTCTATCGGCGGTAGGTTGTCTAGGTGATCCACGTCCGTGCCGTAGGTGAGACTCCCGTGGTCGGTATCCTTGAGTATTAACCCGGCTTTGAGTACCCGTGTTCGTTTCGATAGTGCCGCCTGCCCTGCTGTCAACAGTCCCAGTTTGCTGCTGATGAATCTGCCGTAGTAATGTAGCCCAACGATGCAATACGTTACTTCTTCGGTCAGTACGATGCGCCCCCCTGTTACCCCGTAGGTTCCAAGATTCTTGCCATTCCCCCATACGGTAACTTCCTTACGCTCTAGGTGTTCTAACCCTGTTACTGTAATCGAGGATGCTTGCGTTACCTCTACGAAGGCATCTGCCATCTTGTTGATGGTTCCGCCGACCGTCTCGCTGGTCAACGCCCATTTCTCTAGGTAACGCACCACTGAACCGTTAACTACTCGCGATACCACGTAGTAGACAGCATCTTCTGTCGCACCAGGCAATACCGCCACGTCTTCAATTAGCCCTGTTGTTTCTACCGTGATGAAGCAATTAACCTGTTCTATTTTATCGAATATCAACATCACTACCGTGCCGTCACAACGGAGTAGGTGTATACGCATATCCGGTCGGCGCTGTACTGCTACTCTCTTGATGTTCGGTAAGCATAATTCGGGCGTGAGAAGTGACAATTCGGTAATCTCTGCTGCATCATCCGCAGAAGTCAAACTCATGATCCTTGCGCCTGTACGATCCACGAAGATGGCGGTATCGTCCGCTCTCACCACTTCTACGCTGGCACTGCCGTAGGTTCCCTCCTGCCTGATGTTGAAATTCGTGGGGGTAAGTGGTTCACCGAGAGTGCTTGACCTGCAAGAGTGTTCCGCGCCTTCACCTCCTGCGATCAATTGGCGTAAGGGACACAACCATTGAATTATGTCTACTGCGCCTATACCCATACTCCGGCTTATCGGCCCTGCATCGCCCACATATTCAGGATCAAAATTGTAATAGTCATCAACTACACTGGCCCATACTTTGTCTTTGCCTGCCCACCATAGTCTACCTTGGAAGAACGCCACAGAGGTGGGATACCCGCGCAAGCCAGACCACGCCCCTTCTGCCCAATCTTCCGTAGGGTCGAGACTTCCTAGTGTCTGAACAACCCTTGCGGTCACGACTGTCGGGCTTGTGTACCCGGTGATCTGTACCACTCCACTCTTCGATCCGTACTTCGTGCGTATCGAACACACGGCTGTACCTGTACCACCAGCTTCCTTACGAAAACGGTAGTATATGACTGCGTTATCTATGGCGTCATTCTGGTCTGTCAACGCGATGTTAGCTGCATACGTACCTAGTGTCGTCCATCTACCTGGTTCGGTGAGTGATTTTTCTAGGAGAACGTTACCACTCCATGTGCCCGTGATTGTGAGGTCAGCATTGCGTACTGCGCCTACTCCACTGATTCTTATTGGTTCGGTGGCGGCATCTGTAACACCCAACGATCTTGTAACGAGTTGACCGGAGGAATCCAGTTTCCACATGGCACCTACGTGCTCGGCCTTGAAAATCCCCTGCGAGGCTGTAAGTGTTATCGAATCGCCTGTTATCCCGCTAGGTGTTATCGTTATCGGTGTCGTGTTCGCTGCGAGGAAAGGCCCTCCCGACGTTTCATAGTTGACCACTGACCAGCTTCTGGTGCCTCGCCGTTCTATCTTTACGGGTATGTACGTCCGCCCTAGTGTCAAGAAGATAGTGTCCCCTGATTGCGCGTACCTCACGTCGTCGAGTGTCTCTTCAAGCAGCAATTCTGCCGGAATGGATACTACCCCCGGAACAACAGTTGTAAGGCATGAACCAACCAGTGCCGTGACTTCCTTGTAATTGTAGAAGGTTATGTACACCGTTGTTATTGAGGCCCCAGGCGTAAATGATAGATAGTGCCTACCGGCTTCAAGTTGTGTGTCCGTTATTAGGTCGTCGTTCGTCGATGTCGTACCCACCCGCAGGCCGACCATGCCTTGCGTTACGTGTATCTCTAGTCCGTGCTCTATGCCTCTGTCGGCCAACGCGACACTCATCGACGACGATCTTACTGCCCGGTGGGTATTGGTTCCGGTAAGGCTCATGTACCCGCCGGTGAGCCATGCGGAAGATGCTAGTCCCTGGTCACCGTTTGTCCACCCGGTTAGGTCGGTAGAAAAACTCCCGTTTGTTACTGTCGTTGCAACTGTCGGGCGTGATATAAGGGCATCATCCACCCATATCCGCATCTCTCGGTCGGTTACCTCTAAGAGTGCGGTGTCGCCATTGTTGAACACGAAGGGGATCAATTTTATCGCGTCTGCGACTTGTGCCACACTGCCCAGGTACTCCATACCCGGACGTAACGACATCGGCCCCATCGTGCGGGGGATCATATTCATCTGCTCTTCAGCGGACATGCCAACACGTTTTACGTCCGCACGGGCATTTGCCAGAGGGCTGATTACCCCTCTATTGAACGCCAGTGTGTAGTCTTCGCTAACTGCCATACAGACTGCTCCTGCTGTTCCTTCCACTGTTGTTACGGCTTCTTGACGAAACCCAGTTACCTTGTTGTATAAATTGGATCGGTCCCGCTACCGCATCCTTCGCGAGTGCGTTGCGTTTTGCTTCCACGATACCGACATTACCCGGTGCGGTTATCACCTCGTTCTTACGCTCAGGAGCTAGGCGTGGTACGGCTAGCGTGGCAAGGTACAAGGCAACATATAGGACAAAAGTCTCTGGCCAGAGGGACACGTCCATACCGTAGTTCTCATCGTTCGACACGTAACGCAAGTAGATCGTATCCAGATCACAGTACCAGAACAGCCCCCGTTCGTGCACCTGGATTATAGGCATCTTGAAGAACTCGTCAGAACATAACGCATTCATCCGCACGTAGTCTGTGGGTTTGTCGAAAGCGTTGGCTAGACCCGTGGCAGGAACCTCGGTCAACGACGGGGTAAGAACCGCTTCGCGCTCTGCGAATTTCCAGTGCCCTTGCTCTAAGCAAAATTTGGACGCATGATCCCAAAACCCATTTATAGTTCTTGCCGGTTCTGTCGCATCAGTCGTCGCTGACAGGCTACGTTCACCGATGAAACCTAAAGCGAGATTGTAGATCCCTACCTGTGTCGTAGACATGTATTACTCCGTGAGTAAGCCTAGTTCTTTCTGTTCGATCCAGTCTTCCGCGTCCTTCTTAGAAGGGAAGCCGTCTTTGATTATCTCGTTGCTTGCAACAACGGTTACCGTGTGCTTGGCTTTTTCTCCTCGCCATACTACCTTGTAGGTTTCTGACTCTTTGGTAGGCGCTGTCTTCGTCGGGTCAAGGTTCAAGTCATGGTAGGTTAACAGTACAATTCTGACCAGTGGGACTAATCCGCTTTTGTCTAAACTGGCAACATACACTTGCGCGAAATACGCACCGTCTTTAGGTCGTACCTCTATCCGTGTGCCTTGTACTAGCCTCCTGCTGATGTTTACCCAGTATTCCGGTTTTAATACTTCTTCTATCGCAGTGCCTGGTTCGGGCAGAATGTTGAACACGGGCCAATCATATTCAGCCAACTTGAAAGAGTTTTCGGTCAATGCTTGTGTCATTTCGGTAGATCCTTAGAGTGATAAAGGGGTGAGTTGTACGCTCGCCCCTTTATCTTACATCATTATGCCGATGGGATCAATTAGTCTGCGTTAGCCTTTTCACATATCGCAGTACCGTCGGACAGATCCACTGCACCGGGGTATGTGGAACTCACCGTGATTACTCGGTGCATAGTCAGGTCACCGTCGGCCTGACTGTCCTGGTGCCAAACAAAGTCACCGACTCGTAGCCCTTTACTCCCACCGTCGGTAATGAACCCCGAGGTATTGGCCGCTGCTAGCGCGTCAGCCGACGTGTGATACCACAAGCGTGGGCCTGCTCCACCTATGGAAGCGTTTGTCATACAGACAAGCAAATCAGTTGTTGCGTAAGCCATGTTATTCTCCTAAAGATTTTTCAAGAAATCCCCTACACTGTAAGGGATTGTTCGATTATGCCTGTGCAGCGAATGCGGAACCGTCGTGGTTAATCACAACAACACCCGAGTTCTGCATCAGTTTCGCGCCCATGTAAGCGGTACACAAAGCGAACGAGTAATCATGTTCTTCGTTGCGATCCACTGTGTTTTTAATGCCTGCTGTGTCCATCGCGTGACCGATAGCCGACTTATGGAAGAGGTAGCATTTCTCAGCGTTGGTGCCTTTACCTGTCAGGTTAGGGTGAACGATGAAATTCACGCCTGCCCACTTGAACGCCTCGTACTCGTCGTCACTTCCTTCCGCGAACGGTTTGTTGTTCACGTAATCGACATTGGTGAATTCCTTAGTCTTCATCAAGTAGGCATGAAATGCCGGTGTAATGAAGGAGAACAGATTACCTGTAGGTACTGCATTGTTACCAAGGATTGTCTTAGCCCATATCACCAGATCCAGGCTACCTTGCTGCGCGGCCCCTGTGGTTTGTGTTGCGTTAGCTAATTCGGCCAAGATGTCGGTATCGACCTTGCGATTGATAACAGCCATTGTTGACTGTTGCATGATCTGGCGTTGATCCCCTTGGGACGCGAAGATATTGAAACCGGTTTTTATAACCTTGTCATGCCATTCGACCAGGGTTGCGGTAACTTGAGTAAGGTCGTCTGCACGTCCTGGAATGAGACCGTTCAGTCCACGGGTTACTGCTGTTGCTCCGCCTGATCCTGCTACCAGGAACGTGGCTTGATTACCTTTGATTTGTGCGGTCGTCGTTACGGCTTGACGTGTTAGGGATTGCCGTTGTTCAAAACTGGCGATAAATTCTTGTTGATACTGTACCTGAAAGGCTGATTCGGCCATGATCGGCTCCTATTAATCGTTGTAAGAAAATATACAAGTATCAAGAGGTAGCTATCGTCTGGCTTCACAGGATTGCCCGATACATTGGGGGCTGGATGCGTTGACTCTAGGGTCTTTTTAACTTTAAGTTTTGCTTATAAACTAAAAGTTAGAAAGTGTCAAGCGTTTTTGTTACTATTTTCCTCTGCGTGTCATCAAATCGCGTTTGGCGACAAGCTGACGGTATTCTTCTTGCAGCCCTGCGGCACTCGAACCTTTCCAGTAGTCAGACTTTTGGTCTCCCATCATCTTCTCAAGAGTTGTTAAACGTCCTTGGATGCTCGTCACTGTGTTGTCCGTATTGCCTGGGGTCAGGGTCGCAGTTGGATTTAACTCTCGTGCTACCGATGCGAGCCACTTCAAGGTAGGTGCATGGTTGCCGAGTAGTGTGCCATCCGCCAACCTCGCATTTTCGATAAGATCCTTGACCCCTTCTGGTGCCTGTTCGAGCATGTTGTTGATGAGGTTCTTATTGAGTTTCGCTTCGCTGCCCCATCCTGTCTCGGGGGAAAGAAGTTCTGCGGAGGTGGCTTCTCTCGCTGCCTCGTCTGCTGCTTCCTGCTCCTCGATCATGGCATTCTGTAGTTCCAGTTGTTTCGCTATGATTGCATTGGCTGCTGCGGGGGGTATGTTGTGTTCGTGTGCCACTTCGAGAAAGGCATCTACCAGCGGCTTGTCAACCTCACCCACTATCACCCCATCAGGCAGGTTGATTTCGTATCCGTCTGCCTTTTCTGGTATACCGTAAGCTTCACGGTACGCCTTGATTTCTTCCGGTGTTGAATCTTTCGTGATAGGCGTTACGGCTTTCTTAGCGCGTAATTGTTTCTGCGCTTCGACTCCGCCCTTTAATGCTTCTTCGAGCGTACCATAACGAGAAAGCATGTTCTCAATCGCTGTATCGCCATTAGCAATCTGCCTACGAACCGCTGCCCAGTCGGTTGTTTTAGGAGGAGTATTGTCGTCTGCCGGTGGTGTTCCGCCATCTGATGGGGGAGTATTGTCGTCTGCCGGTGGTGTTCCGCCATCTGATGGGGGAGTATTGTCGCCTGCCGGTGGTGTTCCGCCTTCCGGCGTTTCAGTTCCCAGTGCTGTAGCCATGTTATTATCCTTCGGTTATTAAAACGTCAACAATTGCATTGAACAATCTATCCTTGCGGTTCTGTGTCATCGCGTCATAGACTTCGGTGCGCCCGTCAAATTGGTTCGCGGCTCGGTCTTTTACGCCCTGCACATACCCGGCTTTATTCGCCGCCATAGCGTCACACCAGGCAGGCAGAGAATAGTTTAGTTTCTCTCGTTGGTAAGCCCGTTCTGCTTCGTAGGCTACTCGTGCTATCGTCTCGATGTCTGCTTCGTTCAACGGAATGCTCCTTTATTTAGGGTGGTTAACTTGTAAACCTGCATGCCAACGTACCGCCTTCCACTCGCAAAGGCGTGATCCCTTCCGTCTGTGCGGTATTCAAGATCATGCATATTCGCAGCTTTGTACATGATCCAATCCATAGCACGCTTCTGTTGTTCCGGGGTTGCTGTCCCTTCGTGACATGCCTGTATCGCTGCGATATCGGCCACGTCATACGTGGCCGGTAGGTAAGGTACTGGTGGTTCTTTAGCCATTTTACATCGCTTGTCCTGTGTTGGCTGTTCCCGATGGTGAAGGTGTTATGCCAATCGTCTTGGCTACATTCGCCCCCGTCTGCATCTGTTCAAGTACCTGTTGGATTTGTGCCTGTTCTGCCTGGGCTTTCACTATGTCTTCTACTTCGCCTTCCGTTCTGAGCCAAGCACTCGGTACGCCAGTACTCTGTAGCGCATCGCGTGCGCCTTTGCGTGCATCCATGATGTGTATTACGCTCGGATCCACTGCCGCTGCGTTCGCTATCAACGATGTCGCTTCCAGGTACTTCTGTGCTTTTACCATTTCGATAGCATCATGTAGTGGAGATTCAAAGTTGAATTCTATACGCTGCCCCTGTAACCCTTCCGGTATTTCTTCTACCCTGCCGAATACCCCGTAGTCAAGTAAAATGTCGAACGTTGCTTCACAAAGGGGAGCATTGTACTCTGTTTCCATTGGCTCGAACAGTGGCAATGCTTGTCGTATATACTCTTGTACTCGCTGCCCTACTTCGTAAGCTGTCATCTGCCCATCTTGTACGGGGGGCAAGTTCAGTTTGTTAAGGTAAAAGGCTTCATGCAGTTGTTCTGTAATATCCCGCGACATGTCGATACCAAGGGGGATACCTCTACTATCCGTTGTGAGTGGCCTCAGTACTTCGCCGAGTCTGGAGTCATACTCCATATCGACCCAAGTGATACCCGCTGCCATTACGTTTATATCTGAGCGTAGCGCCCCTTGAACTCCAAGCATAGGAGGTGTTACTGCCTTCTCCCCGGCTTCGAGTAGAGTTATGGTCATTTCCTGTAATGTTCGTGCGTCCGCCATCGCAACCACAACCGCTGGTGAGTACGCATACTGCGAACCGGATACCGTTGACCAACGGGGAATTGTGTATTCGTTGCGTTTCATGTTAACGACTTCAAGTATGTGATCATGTTTTGCGTCAACATGTAGCGACCAGTACGGGAGCTTTCTGCCTTTCTGCGCTTCGATGGGTTCGAACATGTCGAGCGGCAAGACTACGTGCCATATTTCACACACTGCATAAGGGTCTTTCTTCGCGATTGTTCTCGTCTCAGCGTGTACTGTGTTCGGGAACATTCTTACCATATCAATGGCCGGTAGACTCCACTTGCGGTATACGCAGTCTATGTTTCCGCTTGAGTCTTCTGTCCAGGCTACGTCTCGTAGGTGCCAGCATCGGTACAATAAATTGTTGCCGTCGCGGTTAACGGTTGTCTGGATAACACACTGCCCGAAGGTTGCGAAGTCATTATCCCCTTCCTTCGTCGCCCGTGCGAAACCCGTACCTTTGTGGTACATGGCTCTGCGCTGCCTGTCTTCTGCCATCTCTAACCAGGTACGTCCTTCCGTGTCTACCTCATCCCAAGGATTCACCCGTGTGTGCATCCATTGTTTATTGGTGGGGCGTAACATACCACCTATCGCGTTTGCCAAATCACGGCGCACCAGGACGGGCTTACCTGTCGCGAGACCTTTCGCTAGTTCGCTACCAACAGATCGGGTCGTGATGAAATCCGCGCGTTCGGGGTAGAAGTTCTCTGCGACATCCTGCCACAGACTGAGCAACGACATGCGCGACTCGAACAGTTTGCTGCCTTTCTTAACTAATTCAGTTATGTCTGTCATGTCGTCTCCGTATTACTACAGCCCGCCGCCTAGTCTGTCCGAACTTCTGTCTGTCAGCACTGTAGAAGCCCGTCCTCTCGCTGCCGCCCTCTTCTTGAGTGCCATCTTCGAGGCATTCGCTAACGCTTCATCGTCCACCATCGTGGGTGGTTTCTCCACTACGGGTACAGGCGGGGGCGGTGCGGCTTCAACCGGTTTCTTCTTCTTGCCTATGCCTAAGATTTTGAGTACCTTACCCATATCGTTCTCCTTAATGTGCGTATCGTTTACCACGTTGTATCACAGGATTACCCCGTTGTCTATCCCATCCGCCCATAATGTTCGCTTGTTTGATCCCTTTGTAGTACGCCATGATAACTGCGTCCCCTTCATCCGTGGATCTTCCTAGTCTACCGCAAACTTCTTCCTTACTCTCAGCAATCAATACCGCCCCGTCGCCGTGTCCTTTTACCTTGTATTTCGGTGCTGATAAGTCCGCTTTGAGGGTGACACTCGGAGGCAAAGCAACTGGTGACCCTCCGGGTTGTGAGGGATCGAGTGCTTCGCGAAACTTCCACAGGGCTTCGGTTCGTATGTTACTGAATCCGAATCGGTTTTCACGGGATCTAGCTCGTGTGGCCTTGACTCCCATATACCCCGCACATGTTATCTGGTTAGCTGCTAGTTGTGCGTAGCAGTCAGCGCCCCATCCGCCACCCACGTCAACAATCACCATCGCGTCATCACGTCGCATCGCTACGACTCTACCCGCTGCCTTCTTCGGATCGTCTACTTCATTGCCTTTTATCTTCAGCAATGGCGCGAACCAGTGATCGTGCCTGCACGCTACGACAAAGTTATCCTTGGCAATCGCCACGTCAACCCCGATAGCGCACATAGGTATCCCGACAGGGGGTTGTGGTTTCCATCGTTGTTGCGCCTCGACAATCCACTCCGTAGGGATTATCTGGTAGGGATCATCCTGTAGTGTCGTGCCGAAGTTACCATCTCGGTACGCAGCACGTAATTCTGCGGGAAGTGCGTCGAGTGAAGCCCGGTAATTCGTGTCGCGTAAATCGGGATTGTCGTTTAATTCTGCGGATATAAATGTGCGGGAGCGTGCCAGTACGGGCTTTCCGCCGAGGTTATGTGGTCCTCGCCCATCAACTTCCACCTCTTCACCGTCTGGTCCTGTCGTGTACCAACGCAATTCTCCAGGTTGTGCAGGGTTCGGGTGTTGTGGGTCAAGCCATGCCGCCCATCTTCTAAGTACCCACAAACCCTCAGGTCTTGTCGGTGGGTTACCCGCCGCGATTACCCGGCATCGTTGCCCGGGAATGACAGATCGGTTCCACCCGATAATGAATTCATATTGTGTTTGCGTAAAATCGGATACTTCATCGAAGCCGTAGAAGTCTCTCGCATGTCCTTTATATCCTTGCTTGTCTTCCTCAGTCTGGCACCCACCAAAAACGATTGTCTTACCGACTTTGGGAAGTCGCCATATTCCTAGTTGTCCGTTAAGACCTGTTCTGTGCCCGAAGATGTCCGCAGCGCGATCTATCAACCCACTCACTTCCTTGTTCAGTCTACGCAACAACAGCGAACTCTGGTGGTTGTTTTTAGCCACACCAATAAGCAGGTCACTTTTTCCACCACCTGCTTGTCCGCCGTAGAACAGTTCATCGGCTTCGCAATAATACGCTTCGGTCTGTGGACCAGGATTAGGCACCCAATCCAGATAGGCTAACTCAGGCAATGCGAGACCTTCTATCTCTGCCTGAGTCTCAGGGTCGGACTCCGCAAGTAGCGCGGTTAGTTCCGCCAGATCCATTTTAGGTAAATGAGTATGTCAGTGATGCTCTATCGTCTGCTACATTGTCGTACGCGGTGTCGCCGTCTGCGTACTTAGTATACCCTGTCGCGTACTCGTAGCTCGAACAACGCCATCCTGCTGCGGATGTGGCTGTCCCGACTGGTGCCTCGCAGAAATACGAATGTGTGTCGCTTGATTGGGTATCGTCAATATACTGGAACGGTGCTTCCTGTGTGTATGCGTCGGGCAGGTCAGTTAAGTCCGTACCTGCTACCGCCGATTTTCCTACGGGTACTCTAGCCATTGAATTCACCTACTTGGTTTATTAGTTCGATTGCTTCGTCTACTGTCTTCGGCGGTGAGGCCACCCCTTGCTCTTCGAGTAGTTTACTGAATCGTGCTACCTGCTCTTCTCTACCCTCGTGTCCCTCTGGCAGGGTAAGCATGTCCCGAAGGTTTACCGCATACAGTTGCATCTCTCTCGTTACTATCAATTTGCCTTCGGGTGGTGCCGGTGTTGGTATCGGCGGCGGTACTGGTGCTGCTTTCTTTCTGGCCATGCTCTTCTCCTGAAAAACCGTTATGTTGCCTTCAATGCATGGGCAACATAACGTTATTCTTGTTTTAGATTACGCTCTGTTCATCGCGCTCATTACGTAGTCTATGTCAAAGGTTTTCGCGGTGGTTCCTCCCACGTTAGACACGGTTATTACTGGGGTTAAGTAGGCGCTGGCGGTTAGCGCACCCGTCATAATCGTGCCCACTTTTGCCCCGTTGCGGTAGAAAGTAGCATTGCCGCGGGTATCCAGTGCGATACGCAGTATTTCGGTGGTGTCCGCCACGGGTGCGTACCCACTATTCTGGTGTGTAGCGGCTACGGTAGCGGCGACCCCTGTCAGCCACCAGTTATCTGTAGACATGCGTGTGTCAAACATCCAACCCACGGCATCGTTAGCCGCGATAGTGAACGTGTCCGCCGAAGATGCTGACATGATCGGGGCTTCAAGAGCAGCGGCTACCGTATCAGTGAACCCGACAAAGATATATGCCTGTGTTATCGCAGATATCTTTATGCGTGTTTCGAAAGTTAAACCTCCGTTGCTTGCTTGGAGCATCCGCACGCGCTTGGTCATCTGCACGCTATCCGCTGCTAGTGTGCCGTCGTTGCCTGTTGTCATCCGTAGTACGCCGCCCATTCCACCAGCTAACAGCGCCGCGGTCGGTGTTCCTGAATCATTACCTACCGTTACGAGCCAATTCGACGTGCTGTTGAAATCTCGTAGGAAGTCTTCGAAATCCACTATATGTCTCGGCGAAGGAACCGGCATTTGCCCGTATACTGATCCTCCTTTTCCCCCACCTACGTGTAGACCCTGCCGCGCTATCACTGAACTGTCATGTGCCAATCCGATAGTGTTCGTATCGTATAGAGATGTTAATATTTGTTTCATGGTCTTGTTAATCCTCTAAAAGTTGTACATCAAAGATACTACTTGCTGCCTTCCACGGCGGTGGAATTCTCCTGCTCCTTCTTGCGTAACGCTTCCTGCAAGAAGAACGCTATTCGTCGTGCCTTCTCGTTGCGGCTCATCTGCTTAACCTCGATGCTGCCTTCTACCTTAACACTGTCTTCGTACAACTTGAGACGTTTTGCCAGCACGTTCAGCGCGTTAAGTTTATCGTACATCTTAACTTTGTGCGTAGCGGTTTGCATTACGCCTTCACCATCGCCAATCGTCTGCACGTCTACGGAGGAGACCGCGGCGGCGGTATCGTCGTCCAGTTCATCGACAGGCACAAGGTGACCTTCGTCATCAAACACACAACGGATGTCTGCAAAAGCAATGCGTGCGTACTCTTTCAGTACACGTTCGGGAGTTATTTGTAGTTGTTCGCGGAGTGCGAGGATTCTGGCATGTAGTCGTTTACGAGTTTCGGGATTACGAAAAGGGCCTGCGCCCCTGGATTCCATGCCTAAGGCTTTATTGGCCTCTGACCGTGATCCTGTTCGCATGAGTTCGGCGATATAAGCATCTTCACGCAAGCCCCTTGCGGCTTCTTGCGCTTCACGTTTTACGTTCGAGACTGTCTTGTGGAACTTGTCGGCCTTTGATAGCCGTACTGGTTCCACTTCAAACAGGTCTGCGAAATCGGGGTCTATGTGTTCCATGCGCGGAAGCTAACACAGAAAGAGCGCGATTGTCAATACTTCGATGTATTCATGCGTCGAGCGAATATAGCTTCACTTCACCCGCGGCGGCTGCGTCCACTATCGCGATGTCTTTATCCGTCTCGATGGGTTTTAAAGCTTCGCCTGGTAGCATGTAATACCATCCGATTTGCGGTGTACCCTTGAGTACCTGGGTAAGTTTTAATTCTTCAGGTTTAAGTACACTGACTTCCATAGTGTAGTAATCAACGCCCTCGAGCGTAGTCTGTAAGTCACTGATGGACAGTACCTCGTCGGCTATCTTACCGTCGGGTAATTCGAGGACGTTGTTTACAATTTTCTTAGCCATGAATCGTGCTACCCAAAAAGTAATTTGTTAATCGTTATTTCTTCGAGCATGGTGTACGCGGCTTGCCACAAGTCCGGTAGCTCGCTTAACCGTTCTTCGTCCGTGTTCTTCTCGAAGTCCTTACCGTTCCACAGCACCCAAAAACTTGTGTACTTCACCCGTTGAGGGTCGTGGCAGGCGACGTTAAAAACTGTCGCATGGCGGTACTGGTGCAGTGGTTGATCCAACTCGAACAAGAAAAATTCGGTCTGGTCGTGGGTGCCCAAACTGCCGTGTGGTATCCATCTTCCATCCGTGAGGTAGTGCTCGTTCGTCATGCTCTTCTCCGTCTGTCGTTCGACGAAACCCTGGCCTTGGGTCTCGTGAATTCCGTGTTTATCCGTCTATCGTAACCCGTCAAGGTTAAGCCCAAAACGGTTGTGGTGCTCGTTTGTCCAGTTGACGCTGGCTTCCCTAGCTCCCGAAGTCGTGAACCCGTCAAGGTACGCCGTGCTTCGTTGTGGCCTTCGCTCTGCCAGTTGACGCTGGTTTCGCTTGTGCCCGGTGCGTATTGCCTGTTTTGCGAGACCCACCTCGACTTTTCTACACCGATGGATTGTTCGGTACGTGACCCCCGCCCTGCTTTGCTCAAACCAATTCTTTCCGAGACTTTTCCTTGTTGCTTCACAATCCATGACCGACATCGTAGCGGAAAACTTTTTACGTGTCAAGCGGCGAATAAAAATAATTCTCCGATTGTGCTATCGAGAACTTAACACGAATTAAATTCTACTTCACTCCAATCTCGAATCAAAATCGTCGAGGTTTGTCTGAGCATGCAAGGAGGGGGGCCCCCCTAAAGGGGGTCCCACCCCTAGCACTGCACATACTTCACTTTACCTGTTTTTTCTTGCATCCAAACCCTTTACCCATAACGCTTTGCGCGAAATCACGCCTGTCAGTTTTTAACTCCCACACACCCTCGGATAAAATCCTACAAAAATTCGCAGTTATCCACAAGGCAAACAACGTATCCATGCCACTTTACACGAATTACGTGCTACTTTTTCCAACGAGAATATAATTCTTGCTTCTTGTTATCCTACAAGAATGTGAATTCTACTTGGTCTTTTTCTCTTTATAATCTTCGACATGCACGGTGCATAAGTGCCCGTGCATCCGTGCATAATTGAAACTCTCTTACATTTTACTTACAAGAATTCTGTACAGATTAATTTTTAATCAGAATATAAAAGCTAGTTGACTGCTATCTAATCAGAATAAAAATCACGTTGCTCAATAATTAATCAAAAGCGCCGTGCAAAACACGGAATTATCAATCATAGTTTTTATCATTAGATAATTAAAAGATAGTACAAACAAGATGTTGCGAATTGATTTCTGTGATACTATTGACACCAATTAAATTCTGTGCCTACGGGGTATGTAATGAACTCTTCAATATTTAGACGTTTCCTGAACATGTGCGGGGTTCCAACCCTAGATAGTGCAACCAACACTCTGAAACTGAGAGGTTCCCCGGTAGTGGTAACCAACACGTTGTACTCAACGGTGCCAGCGCTACTGGCAGAGACACCAGCGGCGAACACGATAGCGCTGCTCGATACTGCGGCATTTACCGGAACGGGTAAGAGAACCAAACCACTCCCGATGATATACACCGGAAGTTTGTGGCGACCGTTTGAGGATTACGCGACGTTATTTAAGATACAGTTCGGAACGCAAGCCACACCAGCAATGAACCGTAGCACGACAGGGGTGTATGCTTTCCCCGAGCCAATTATCATCCCCGGGGAGCTACTGAATACCGACGGAGATGCGCTTTACACTATTACGCGGACACAAAAACACGGCACTGTCGGCACGGCAGCGGTACGGTGCCGACTGGGAACTGACGCGACAGATACTAACAATTCATTACTCTTTCAGATATCCCCCGCACAGACACCGGATCTTGGCGCACAGACACTAATATCGGAAGCCATCAGGACATCCAGCACAACGCTCTTTACGACAAGCAACGGCACGTTAAACGCAAACCACGCGGCTGGGTTCTGGGCAGATAAAAATACTCTTATAAACTTCAGTGCGGATCAACACATGGACTACTCACTAACCACGGTATCCGCGGGGGATTCGGTTGATCTGTTAAGTATTGAAGTAGTTCTAAAGACCGGAGTATACCTGTGACTTCCATAATACATAACGGCCTAGGATGTCTGACTCTCGACTCTAGTAGGGTTCAGGAGAATATCAGATTCTACCCGGGACACTACATGGCCGCCCGTAAGCCCGAGAGTGGGAATACCGTAACCAGCCTGTCGACCATACTCGGTACAGACCTACCGGCTTGTCCTGCGTATCGGGGTATGCAGGAGAGGCTAAATTGGAAATACGTCGAAACTTCCGAGGGGCAATATAACTTTAGTTGGATACAAGATAGGTTGACCAGCCTTCAACTAAGTGGTACGGATATTAGAAAATTATGCCTGATGTTCGTACAACGGACGTTCTCAGACAACCATTGCGTACCTGACTATATGCTAACCGATCCGCTCTACGACGGCGGGGATACTATACATTCCGGGGTTGGCAATGGTTACATGATAAAGTGGCAGAACCATTACATAGTCGAAAAGTTCAGATTGATGATTAACGCGATGGCCGAGTCGCTGAACGGGAGCAATCTTGCTTTACGGGATAATCCCCAGTTGGCCATGATAGCGATATCCGAGACGGCCACCGGGTCGGCGGTCATCGACAAACCATTACACTACGCCGGTTTGGGACAGGTACAGGAGTATCTGGTACGAGCTTTCCCTAGGACCATGACCCGACAGATAACAAACTACCCTGGCCCGTTCCTCGATGATATCTTCGCAAATATTGCCGCGGGGGGCATAGTAGCGATAGGCGGGCCAGATACTTTTGATGATGAATCTGGCTTGGAGAATCACCAGGGATACTCAGGACTTTACCCCAGGCTGAGAACCTTGAAGGATGACTACATAATAGTGATGGAAGTGCAGAACTCCAATTATGATTACTCCAACCTAGCAGGCACAGGCGGGTATGCACCGACGAAACAACAACTTCTCAATTTCAATAAAGACCCAGCTAATTGGTATGCTCACATTGTTCTGTGGGATCGAGATACTACGACGAATGCGGTGACGGGTAACGCCAATTACCTTGATGTGCAGACCCTGCTCAACGAGAGTGCACAAACCGCAGACGCATTCGGCGGGTTGAACAAAACAAGACCTTTGCGTGTCCGTTAATCTAAGAGGAATTAAATGAACTCGTCAATATTTCGTAGATTCATGAATCGGATAGGCGGATTGACAATCAATCCGGTATCAAGAGAGTTACAGTTACGGGGACAACCATTTGAGCACCAGTTCCTGGGCTGGAAAGACGTGAGGGGATACGCAGGCGGAGCAGATAGATCGGGTGTCATAGACTGCAACGACTCTATTGTAGCAGCCTTGGCCGACGCGCCCAGGGCGGCAGCTTACAACGATCCACGAATCCCTGAAGGGGCGGTTATATACTTCCCCTCCGGTAAATACCGTAACGATGTTGGCACCATTGATCTAGGAAGCGGCGAGACGGCGAACCATTATTCGCAAGGAATCACGTTGCAAGGGGATACTACCGGAGCGACAATCCTTTACACGAACAACCTGACGACTTTCTTCAGTGCAAGAACGGCGGTTGAAAAACTCAAGATAAGGGATATGACGATCATCTCTTATGCGACGTACACGGGCCTCGGAACCATAGAGAATTTACTGGATTTTCTCGAATGTACTTATGTGCAATTAGAAAACGTTAAGTTGTATGTAAGATACCCTGGGGTTGGTAACACAGATGCGCGATGCTTGAGCATGATACGAAATTACTATTCCGGTACGAAGAACTGTCACACCTACATGCACTCTACGACATCATCCGAAAGGCACAACGTATCGTTCGCAGCAAATGCCACGAAATACGGCGGAACGCACATGTACACAGAGGACAACAATGCGCTGTGGATACGCGACCATCGGTGGGAGAATGCATTCCGTGGTATGCACATGGTAAACGAGGACGGTGCCCTTATCTCAGGTGGAGATATGGAGCAATTCGTGCAAGCCTTCAAACTGGACAATTGCGAATTCTGCAATTTTAACCTACGCTTTGAGACTCACGCAGAAGACATCTACCAGTATGAAGGGGATGGCACGCAGTATGCCGTTCTGTGCGATGAGACATCAGAATATAATAGATTCGAGGGTGCGGCTTGGATCACGCAGAGTAATTTCTCCGACTTTGGATACATTGACAAGAACGGTTCTAATGTGTTCGCGATGCGCCAGTTGTTAGGTAAGGCGCCGAACCGGCCACTAACCCGTAACGGCAATTTTGCTCAAGGCGGCTATACCGATACGACCTTTAAGATACCCGGATGGGCGTTAGTTGGAGCGGCGACAGTGGTTACGAACGAGACCACTGACTTACCGCCAGAACCGGACATCACACGGGCAATGCGTATCACCAGTACAGCAAACGTCAACGGGATCAAGACGGCCACCTTCCTGCTCGATCCCGAGAAAATAGCCAAGCTGGCCTGGAAATTTTGGATGAAGAGAACCACAGGTGACCACTCACTGCGCCTGTTACTGAACAGTGCAAGCGCCGGGTATCTTGTCAGTAATTTTATTACTCAGTCCAGAGGTAGCACGGCACTCACAACCGGAGTCACGGGTATACCGATATCGGGCATCCCGGTGTGGGCGGCAAATATACTCACCATAAACACCGCTGTCCCTAAATGCTTCGTGAAAGTTAACCAGAAGGTAACACTAGCTGGCTTCACTTCTACGACATCAATCAATGCCAGTTTCTTGGTGACTGAAGTAACCGACGACGACACTTTCAAACTAGCAGTGAACTACGATCCTGGTCCGATAACGGTAGTTGGGACCTTTGCACGCACTGGCATAGACGATGCTGCGGATCTGTCAGAATGGCGAAAATTTGAAGGCATAGCCAAGCTGCGACGGTCGATAGTAGGCATTCGTACAGTAGGTGCGAACGTCGAGTTGACGCTCAATGGCGCATCCTGGACCCCCAACGTCGGTTCAACATTCAAAATTTGGGGAACGAACAACCCGGCATACAACACAACACATGCGGTAGTAAGTTCTTCCGGCCCCACTGGTGTGATCGTCACGATAGCCGACCCAGGCGGCGCGTTGCCGACACACAATGGTAGTGGTGACGCTGACCTAACCGGGGTAGACTGGTACGGTTTCGGCGGGTTCTACGGGGATGTTAACTTAGCGTTCGGCGCGGAATTCACCACGGGGGTCAACGTCTCAGCGACCCATTTGATTGGCGGGGTGGTATTTAAAGCGCTAAACGGCGAAGCGGTCATCGGTAACGACTACCGGCCTGCAACCGAAACGTTTGTAGGTGCCAAAACGTATAACTGGCCGAACTGCGCGGCGGGAGCATCGCTGACAACAACGGTATCGGTTCCAGGGGCATCCGTAGGGGATACGGCGGTGGCAGGTTTCTCGGTCAGTACAGCAGGCTTGCAGGTCAAGACAGAGATATCGGCTACGGACGAAGCGACGGTCGAGATATACAACACAACAGGGGTCGGGATTGTCCTGGGATCTTGCTTGGTAACGGTAACCTCAACACATACTTACTAAAAACTAAGACAGCCCGATGAACTGGGCTGTTTTAGTTACGTCCTACTCCTCTGGATCTTCCGGTAATTCTTTGTAGTGGGTTGGTTTATGAAGAGCAGAATCCCAATTAACACGTCTACATATTACTCTTTGCCTTAAACCTTCTTCCATAGTTGGGTAATATACTAGCAATGGTTTATTCCAGGGTGCATTCTCGATCGGCAGCCAGGGGTCGAGTTCTTTGCACATCCTAATAATTGTGTGCATAAAAAGTTTGCTAGTACCATCACGCCGCAATTCTTTAATCTCCACTAACTTCTCTTTACTAATCCCTTCCATCATTTCTCCTTAATTTTATTGTAAACCGGGCAGTCTTGGCCGTCATCCGCGTACATCAGACGCGCTGAGAATCTATTAAAGCAACTCGCAAGTGCCGCAACTTTTAGTTGTCATGGTATTCAGGTAATTCCTCCTGCTTTTCTTCAAACATCACAAAGTCATAATTCTGCGATGGATCTTCATATTTATATGCTGGCTTGCAATTAGCAAAGCTTTCACCGCATGGTTGTAGGTCGCTTAAATCACACCCGCATTCAGCATCGTTACTCACAAGGCCATCAAAATCGTTATCTACTAAGTGCTGTTTAAGTATCTCAATTACTGATGTCATCATTTAACCTCGCTCTGCAGTTCTTCCAGGTTATTTCAGTCATTTAACTAATTCTTTTAATAAATCTTCATCGTAAGATGATAATTGGTGCTTAAAACAAACCTTAGTTAGTGCGGTATCGTTAGATTCACCATCATCAACTAATTTAAAATAACTATCAACCCACTCCTCTTGCTTGGTTCTCATATCCCCTCCTCAAATGGTGTAAAACTATACTCAGCGTTTGGTATGTTCCAGTCTGGTGTGGTTGTTACGTATACTGAATAAGTGATGTGATAAAAGAATTTGTCAAACTTCATACTTATAGGGGAAAACCCGCTAATCTTGATCCAAACCGGCTGACCTGTCCGTGCTTGCTGGCAGATCATGTCTGCGTATGGGTGAGGGTTGCATATTAAATAGTGAGTAACAGTTCCATATGCTAAACGATCGTTGAAATCATCAACAAAGCAACTTGACCTAAGTAGTTCATATGAACTTTTGAATCTTATAATTACATCTCTGGATGCCTTCATCTCAGCAATCTGTTCCTTGCTGCCGATGTATTCTTTCCATTCACTCATGATTTCTCCTTGTACGTTGGGCAGTCTTGGCCTTGATCTTCATATACCATAGTTTTTGGTACGCAAATAGGTACTGGAAATTTACATTGAGCAATCTTGCGATCTATAAAATGAGGCGAATTCATAGCATTCTCTCTATCCCAAAACTCACAATTGCCGCATTGCTTAATCATGTTTATCGCCCCGAAGCGGAGATTCAATTAAATTATTTCTAATTAGGTAATCGACAGCATGATTTGCCAAAACATCGTCTGGGTTGATTAGTTTTATACGTCGCGATAACCTAGCAACTAAATATGTTAAATTATCTGTTATGTTTTCTAAGTTATTGTAGTCAATGCGCGCTATCTTGCAAGCCTCGCAATCATAGTCAAATGGGTCAATTTCCATGTTTACACGCTCCGCAGTGTTTGCACTCATAATATTCAATTGAATATCTCTCTTTGTTTTCCCAAGAATGCACTATTTCATGTCCCCACATCCAGCACAGCAATTTATTAATCATGAGTTTTCCTTGATAAATTTCTCTATCTTTCTAACAACGAGAATATCTAAACGCTTGCATAATGCTTTGCACTCATCAACACTCAAACTTAACTTAGGCTCATCACTATTTAAAGTAATGTCGGTTTCCTTTACTTCGCGCCATATTTTCTGCCCGATATCCGATCCCGAGGCATCTTCTATAAACTGGATAACCCCGTTAGAATACACTCTGTAGCCAGACCCTCTGAGATGGAACACCTCACCGGTCTCAACAAACCTTACCTCACGTGGCTTGATTTTTTCGCAATAGACATTTATCTGGAATGCTGACTTTTCTGTCATATCCGTATGTGCGCATGGATAGTAAAACTTTTTGCTTACTATCCTCCATCCTTCCGGTAATCCTTCGACTTCGATCGTTTGCTTTGTCATAATGTTTACTCCCCTAAACATCCATATCTGCGTTAAGAATACCGAGAACTCGTTTATGTAAGAACTCGATATCACCATCGTTCGTGATTACTTGATCCTCACACCCAACAGCCAAACCCTGCTGGCTTACGTGGCTTTCAGGAGGCAAAGCGTAAGGATTACCAGGACGTCTCACGTGCCACACTACGCCGCCTTGAGACTCTAGCCAGTCCCTCTCGTTATAGAAACGCACATCACTGATTACAATACCTTTCACATTGTTATGTCCCAATGTAGCCTGGGCACGTAATTGATCCAATTTGAACGTAGCGGTTGTCAACCAAATATCGTCAGCAACGCACATGCGACCCCACTCAGTACCGAGAGTGTTCATCGCTTCCCGTATACTCTTACCACCCAGTACGTTCAAGGGGAGGTGCTTTATGGCACGATCCTGAAGCATGTGCATCGGTATACCGAACATCGCCTGTAGACCACGGCGCAGAGGTTCTGCGAAACTGATCTTACGAAAGTCGTGGTGGTCTACCAAGTAATCCGCTATTGTGTCTTTACCGCTACCGGCAGCGCCGGTTAATCCTATTATTCTCATGATCTTCTATTCCTTGTCAAGTCTTGCTATCGCGTGTTCGTCTTTGTATACCAGATCGGGATAACGTTTTTCCAATTTAAGTCTATTAGCCGCAATCACCTGTTCGTCAGTAACTCCCAAATGGTTCAACGCAGCTTGATAATAAAAACGTATATCACCCAATTCTTCTATTACATTTTCTACGTCAAGGGGTTTGCCGTAAACCCACTGTTTCTTGCAGGCATCTAGCAATTCTCCTGTTTCGCCACTCAGCCCTACGGAAGCATGCATTAAGGTTGCAGCGGGAGTTTCCATCTTCTTGAACAATACCTCTACAAAATTTTGATAGTCTTTCATTTCTGTTCCTTATCCTCCGGTTCATGCCAACCTGCTTCCATCAGTTCCTTGATGACGTTGGTAGCCGGTAATTGTTTCGTAACTGGTGGCAGGTTCAGATGTTTCTCGAATTCCGGGTACGCTTCCAATAATTTCTTAACAGTTGTTATACTCTCAAGTGCGCCTGTCAAGTGGCTGCGTAACGTAGCATGTTTACGACTCTGCTCGCTCTTTTTCTGCCGAAGATCGAGCATTACGGTATCCTTGTGTGCAGGCACCCAAGGAAATAGATATTTAGAGAAATTCATGTCCAGAAAGTAATCTGATTGGGATATGAAATTATCAGTCACATCTTTCCACGTAATATCCTTGAACACTTCCTGTTTCTTTAGGTATTCAAGTTGCAACGCCCTGAACCGTTCCCGCATTTGCGTTTCGTAATCGACGTAGGGTAGTTCTGCCATTACGTTCGTTACGATCTTACGTTTCATTTCATTTGTTAATCGCATTTCAGTATCTCCTCTAATTGTTCTGGTGTTAAACAGTACATCCTGGCGATGACATCCTTCGATGTCGTGCCGCCCGCTACCATACGGCGTATTTCTTCTATCTTGTCTTGATCCACACTCGTCTCCTTTATTTAAATTTTGGTCTCAGATCGTCAAGTTTCTCGTATTCCAGCCGCAACTGCCTGCGTGCTTCAGTTACGATTGCCCACTTATCCAGTGACCCCCATTCGATACGTTTCGCAGTGGCCGCGATGTAACCTTCCAGGCACTTGATACGATTGTGAATCGTTGGTGAGTATAATCCCCTCCCCAGGCTGAACAGAAATTTAATCTCCGCTCTTAGAGCCATTCCGCTGTTACGTTCTACTTGTGCTGTAACACTATCTTTTCTCATTTTATTTATTTCTCCCTAACAGTTAATCGAAAACACAAGGCCAGAATATACGAGTGTTTATCACTTGTCAACAACTATTTTGCATTCGCGTTCATATTTCTTTAGGTCGGCTACTGACCATTGGAACTTGCTGACGGAGAAACCTACCGCTTTACAGGGAGGGGGTAAAAGCTTATTGGCTACTAAACAGCCGACTCCTGTAGCCTTCTCGTAACCGAATAGCGCCTTGACCTCTACCGCGTTCAGCTTCGCGTTATCCGGCAATTTCTTCACCCAATCGGGTAGTGTTATTTTTCGCATGTCGTTTACTCCTTGGGGTCTTCTGTCACTTCGCGCCAGTGGGTGAAACACTTCCTGTCTTCTTCATGGAACAACTGGCTATCTAGTTGCCCCTCCTCCCGAGAGTACAGTCGTATCTCTTTCCGTAGGGGAGCGCTCTCAATCGGTAGCCAGGGGTCGAGTTCAGTGCATTCGATGGCTGCCAAGAGAGCTAAACAATTGTTGCCGCCCCTGACATACTCAGACGCAGGCAGCATTTTATTAGCTGCCAATAGTTCTTTTATTCTTTCTTTAGTAATTCCTTCCATGTCAATCTCCTATTAATCCCGAAAAATCATCCCTATCCCGTTCTGCGCCAAGGTATGCACTAATAAACGCCATTGCTGTCTGCGCTTGTATAGCGTTGCCGTAACCTTTTAACCTCATGACACGCGCTTCTTGCGTTGCATTGGCATTGATCGGTTCGCTTGTATCGCTGCTATACACCATTCCTCTGGCAATCCCATCAACCAGCGGCTTAATGCCGGATTCAATTGGCCGGTATTTATTGTCTCGGCAGTAGATCCAGTCAACCATACCGTTCTGCCCAACAAGCAATTTATCGGCACTCTCTGTTCGCTCCCGTCCTTGTAATCCCGTGACGTTGCTGTCGGCCATCCCGCTAACGCAACCTGCTGAGATAACGGGACTCCTGTATCGTGCGGTCTCGGCGGCTTCGATCCCCTGCTGTGATCTTGGCTCATTGGCGTACACCATCCCGCGTACATCTGAACTTGTTCCGCTAAATTTCCCGGACTGAGAGATGTTCGGCCTGTCGCTAATCTCGCCGCCGTGCGCTTCTCCATTGATTCTTCTGATCGCTCGTTTATCACCGTCACCGATGGAGTTAGCCACCCAGTACAGTCGCTGTCTGATGTGCGCTGCGCCGATGCTGTGTGCGCCCAATACACAGTGCCCAACGGCGTAGCCTTCTGCTTCCATGTTTGTCTGTAAATCATCGAGCCATCCATGCTTAATTGCTCCTTCAACTTGTTCACCAAAGATCGCGTTAGGCTTGCACTGTCTGACCAATTCAAGGAAGTGCGGCAGAAGGTGGCGTTCGTCTGATTTTCCAAGACCTTTACCGGCTGTGCTGAATGGCTGGCATGGTAGGCTTGCTGTCCAGATTGGCCTATCTCCCCATCCTGCTCGGTTAAGACAATAGTCCCAAGTTCCGATGCCGCTAAAGAAATGCACTCTGCCGAATCCCCTGAGGTCGTTTGGCGTAACTTCCGTAATTGATCGTTCATCTACTTCCCCTTGTGTGATGTTTCCATTTTTAATTAACTGTCTTAACCATGCCGCTGCTTTTGGGTCAAATTCGTTATAGTAGGCTTTCATGCTATTAATCCTGAAAAATCATCTTCGTCAACGTCTGCCGAGTGGAACGTGACAATGTCCCCCGTAAGGCGTAACACCATTTTGTCAACCATTTTACGTATCGAACGTTTAAGGTCTGCTTTCGCATGCCCCGTGTTACCGTTCACGTAAGCAATCAAGGCATCAATCGAAGGCCACACCTCATTGTCGTTGTAGTAATCACTCAAGCCATCGTACAGAGCAACTTCTCTCACGCCTGCGGGTTTACCATCAGGCCCTTGCGGTTTCTCGTCTGTGTGCTCTATTACGCACGACGTGATAGGTTCCAGATCGTCATCGAGTTCAAGTTCAATCTCCTCAAGTTTGAAGTGGTACTCGAATCCGTCCTTGCCATCTTTCTGTTTTTGGTTCAAAAACGTGTGCAGGTTGCCCGTCTTCGTAACCAGATACTCAAATTCAACACCAGCACGTAAGGACGAATTGCCCCTCGCCCCCCGGGAGATATCTTTGCCTGAGTGATGTACCAGAACCACTGTCGTGTCCAATGCAGACTTAATCACATTGCACGAGTTCAACACTTTGGTTACGTCCTGCGCTGAATTCTCGTCACCTGTCATGCAAGAAGCGTAGGTGTCTATTATCACAGCAGCAACGGGCACATCTAATGCAGCACACGCAGCAATCAAATCCGCTACGTCCTGCGCTTTCAACAGATCCGGTCTGCCGTCGAGAACAACAATGTCCAGCTTGTCAAGCTTGTTCTTAACCAGGTACGCCCGGATACGATTACGGAAAAAGTAAGCACCCTCCGCGCAAATATAGACGACAAGACCTTGCTTGGTCTTATGTCCACGCCACGGGATACCGCGTGCTATGGCGCACGCGATATCAAAAGTTAGGAAAGTTTTCCCGCCACCCGAGGGGCCGTAAATATACCCGATAGCAGACATCGGTATCAGTTCTTTCATCAACCAAAGGGGTTTGCCGCCCGACGTTGCGAAGGGGACCGCTGGTTGCAGTAGATACCGTAGCGGATTTCCTTTCTTTTCCTTTTTAGCCGGTTTAGTAGGTGGCTCAAATACCTCGCCTGAGATATCATCGAAGTCGTCGAGCACTGAAATTCCCAGTACCTCCTTAAAATCTTCCGTCGTTCTTCCCGCGCAGTGGGCATGTAAACACTTAAGTGATGCATGTGCATACCCCCCTGTGTGAGGTGGCCAGTAAACGGTCGCTGAATCAGCAGACTCAGTCGTGTGTTCTCCAGCGAACGGACAGATAACATTGTATTCACCGTTTCTTCCCTCCGAAATGATTAAATCTTTTTCCGTTAACGCCTTCAGTATCGGCTCTTCCGTGTCAACCGTTATCGTCTTGCGTGCCTTCGAGGTAATGGCTGGTGCTACGCCAAATTCTGCTTGCAGGGCGTTCCATAGCTGATCGAACTGAGCAAGAGATAACTCATCGGGGTAGCAACACAGAGAGTGCGGCCATCGCCATTCGTACCTACTGCCACTCTCGTGAGTACCGGCTACAAGGAATTGCTGCCTGTCGCCCAGGAACTCTATGATCCCGTGTTCTGTCGTGATGACTCTTTTTGTTACAAACTCGGGACAGGCGAAAGCCACAAGGAATTTGGGCGAGCCTTCCCGCCGACGTAGGGGCAACACAACATCGAAGTTCACATACAAAAAACGGCGGATGAAAGTGTGTACCTCCGGTGACAATTCCGTATCTGTGATATCACAATCAATCGCCTTGATGTTCCTACCTATCAGGCAAATACCGTAATCTGATGTCTTCTTCCACGCCGCGACGTTACGCTCTGTAGCCCTGTGGTTCGTCCAATCACCGAAACCGGTGGCTTGACCGAAGCCGTTGTAGAAGGAAGGTGTCTTACCCACTTTCTTCATCTTCGACAAAGGTGATATCACAGCAGCGGGGTTGCATACCGCAGGGAGTAAGTCTTCCGTCAGTCCTAACTTATCCGAGAACAGATCCCAGTCTTCGGGATTTGCCCCCCATCGTTTATCCTTGGCCGTTGTCATCGGCTGCGTCCTGGCTTCGTACATTGGCTATGTCTTCGAGGGTAAGAAGTGGAGGGATTATCGCACTGTTCAAGTCAGCTTCACCTTGGACACTTGACAGGATTAGCGCGTCAAATATTTTCGCTCGTATCCTGTTAGCCGCTCCAACAATCGCCATCGCTAGACGCACACGGGGATTCTCTCTGTGCCCACCAGCCAACACGTACAGGTAGTTCAACGAACAGCCAGAACGCTTGGCCAGTTCTTCTTTCATAGCTTTATCTGATACACTTAACCACTGCGCTAGTTTAACAATCGGTCGTTTTCCTTTCACGTCAATACCTCCTAGAATTTATTAGTGCAAACAAGATACCACAACTAATGCACAAAGAAAACTATCACTTGTAAAAAATAATTTCACAAATGTGTTGACATGTGTTTTCGATGGGAGTAAATTTCGTTTCGTGGTTCAGAAATTCTTTTTAACTTTTAACGTAACGGAGATTTGAAAATGAGAATTAAATTATTTGGATTTGAAATAGTTATACGTAGACCGATACCAAGAAACACGGCGCAAGTGAACGCCGCATTGTGGAATCGTTCGCCTCACGTAGCAACGCAGTTAGGCGAACTTAACGAAGCGCAGTTACGTAACGAGCTATACGTGATCCAGCACAACCTTAGCATTGGTTTGTGCGCCATAATGACTCAAGACGCGCACCGCTCGATATTGTTTCACCCAAGAAGCACGTCACCGACGGTATTAACCGGAAGAATAATAGATTGATTTTCAGTGTTATAATATAAATTTACCAGGAGAAATTACCATGCACGGACTTGTAACCTTAAACAAATTGAATGTACTTGCAGCACAGAACGCACCAGGTGCGGCAGAAGCAGCACTGGCAGAGGCAGACGCTTCACGAGAAGGGAAACCTTCTAACCTTGAGGTAGCACAGGCACACTTCCAGGCTGAACGTAGAGCTGAACGTAGAGCAAAACGTGAAGCAGTAATCGCTGACCCCACAGCGAAAAGCTGCGAAGAACTTATCAGCTTGTCTCGTGGTTGCGGAGTAGAATGCACACCGCTTGAAGCAGCACTGGCGAACAAACTGGAACAGACTATCGAGCCACAAGATATTTGGGAAGGTTCTGCCGCAGAAGCGGGTGGTGGAGGAGGGGCACTAGAAAGCGGTTTCGCGAAACCAAAACGCTACGCTTTGCCTATATAGATAGAAGGTAAGCAAGCGCAACGAAGCACTCCTAACCGGGTGCTTCTTTAACGGAATTTTATCAACCAAGAAGGAGAAACACATGTTAGAAAAGTTATTAGAAACACTTGTACGAATCGCGGTAGCGTTGGAAATTATCGCGAACAAGGAACCAGCCGCCACGATCACCGAAACGTATAAACATCAGAATGCCTCGACCGATAAACTGTCCGACCAGGAACTTGAGAAGCAGTTGAAATCCCGTACAAATCTTGTCAAAAAAGAAGAGGCCAAACCTGAAGCCAAGAAACCCGAAACGAAGAAGGCTGAAACCAAGAAGGCTGCTGAAGACGAAGTAACCTTCGATCAATGCAAGGCATCCTTCCTGACGCTGGCCAAGGGGTTACGTGACGTTCACGGTGTCGAGAAAATGAAGAAGATAACCCTCGGCATACTGAACGACTTCACTGGCGGACAGCCCCTCTCTACCGCCTCGTTACTTGAAGACAAGTATCTGGATTTCTACAAAGCGGTAGAAGATAGCTTGTCTAACCTGAACGCAGCGAACACGGAAGAGTAATCATGGCCAAGCACGCAATACTTTCAGCATCAGGGGCAGAGAAATGGAGCAATTGCGCTGCTGCCCCAAGAATGGAGATGCTGGCTCCGAAAGAAGATAATTCCTTCTACTCGGCGCAAGGCACGGCAGCGCACTACCTGGCTTCTGAGACGTTGAACGAAGGACATTTCAGGGTAGGGGAGGCGCTTCTAGGTTGGACGATCCACGTCACGCCTGAAGGGGATTGCTGTCTTGACCCCGACGGGAAAGACGCGAAGCTTGCCAACGCTGAATTCAGTTTCGAGATCGACGATGAAATGATTGGGCACGTTAACACGTACCTCGCTGCGATCAAAGACTTCAAGGGGGACGACGGTACACTGTTCGTCGAACAAAGGGTCAGCCTTAAATGTATAACAGACGAGGAGGACGAAGAAGGGGAAGACGCGGAAGGAACAGCCGATACTATAATCATCCGTGGTACAGAACTTCAGGTACACGACTTAAAGTATGGGATGCTGTTTGTCCCTGTGGGGAAACAGTTAATAATGTATGCCAAAGCGGTGTACGAAGAATATTCCCTGATCTTCGATATCGACAGAATCCTGTTAGGTATTCACCAGCCACGAATAGGTAGTATGCCTATACTTTCGATGTCAGTTGATGAGTTGAACGAAGAAGCAGGAAAACTCAGCAAAGCGGCGGTTCTGGCCACACAGCTACTCTCTGCGGAAAGCGTGACCGATGTCGAGCCGTACCTTGTAGTTGGTGAACATTGCCGTAAGAACTATTGCAAGGCGCGTACCTTCTGCCCAGCGTATCGGGCTGAAATGAACAAGGTTCGACTCGTTGATTTGACGAGTATCGAGTCCTTGGTCGAGGCAGCGCAACACTTGGAAGCAGCGGAGGATTGCTGTAAACAGATTCGTGCCCGTATCATCACCGAGGTTCTGAACGGTGTAGAAGTACCAGGTTACAAAGCGGTGATGGGCAAGGAAGGCAATCGTAAGTGGGAAGATGAGAAAGCAGCGGAAGAGATGCTCGCGTCGTCGATGAAACTGAAGCACGAAATCATCTACGACAAGTCGCTAAAGTCTCCGACTGCTATTGAAAAAGCTGCGAAGAAAGGTGACGTAGGACCGAAGCAGTGGAAGCGTATCCAAGAAATCATTGTACGGGACGAAGCGAAGGTAACCGTAGTACCGGAATCAGACAAACGACCAGCGGTCAAGATAGAGGGCAGCGACCCGCTAGACGACTTCGATCTGGTTGAATAACTAATTTTAAAACGTAAGGAGTAATAACCATGAGTCAAAGAGTAATTTTAAAAAATGTAAGACTGTCTTTCCCGAAACTGTTCGAGGCCGCACAGTTTCAACAAGGGCAAGGCAAAGCGCGATATGATGCAACTTTCCTGGTAGTGCCTGGATCGGACAATGAGAAGGCGATCTTGGCAGCTATTAGGGAAGAATGCAAGACCGCCTTTGGTGCCAAAGCCGATGCGAAACTGAAAGCGCTACAGAACGATTCCGGTAAGTTCTGTTACCAAGACGGCAACACGAAGGAGTACGACGGGTATGAAGATCACTTCTTCCTGTCTGCACACCGTAACGAAGAACAAGGGCCGCCAACGGTTGTCGATAGAGACAAGACGCCACTGACCCCCGCGAACGGTAAACCATACGCAGGTTGTTACGTTAACGCCTCTGTCGATATTTGGGCGCAGGCTGGCCAGTACCCCGGTATTCGTTGTACATTGATAGCTGTACAGTTCTGCGCTGATGGTGATGCGTTTGCGGGTGCGCCTGCTACCGATGAAGACTTCGACGATATCTCTGATCCAGAAGACGGTGACGATGATATGGGTGATTTAGTAGGCTAAAAGAATTCTGTTGTAGCAGAATCGTGAGCATGTAACACGTAAAAACATGCAAAACCTTTTTAACATTTAACTTTTTGAGGAATTAACATGCGAAACTTATTTACGCAGATTAAACAAAGTATTACCTTTTTCTTCCTGATGGTGCTAATTACCTTCACCGGCGTGGCGAATGCTACCGTTGAAACCTGGATAGCTTCCGGTGTTCGGCAAGTACAACTAGGTTCTTCAGCCCCTACCTTCTTACAACTGAGCGAAGACAACTTCGGGTCTGAAGCCTTGTGCAACGCATACATAGGTACGCAAAATAATCTGACACTTGGCAACACTCCGGGGTCTAGTCAGAATGTCAAGCAAAGGGTTGATGCTGCCTGTAGCAAAGCAAGACCAGCAGAGTAACACGTAATAGGTAATACGTGGTCGATTTGAAAGTAGTACACAGATCGACCAGGCATTGCAGGGAGGGGCACTCCACATAGTGTACTAACTTCCGACCGTTCGAGCGGTGTACCTAGATCGACTACTATGCGCTACCCAGGGGTTGACCCTAAGTTACCAATCACAACCTCTGGCCTGCATAAAACTCAGTCCCTTTAAAAATAAGATGAGTCAATAGTGGTAAACGGAAGAACAAGGGAGGGTGTCCAGGGATGGGCACCTTCTTTTAACGAGATAATAGGAGATTGGAAAATGTTAATGTGGAGAAAAGAAGGAATTTTCACTGTAGGCGCAACGGAAGGGTACGCACACGCTGTCGTTCTCAGTGATATTGACAAAGAGCCAGTGCATGTGACCAACAGGTTAACCCCTGAAGAGTTCAGGCAGGTAGCGGATAAGTTGGAAGAGATACAGGGGAAGAAAGAAGAAAACGGAAAGGTGTTGTTACGCCTGGAGAAGCGGCTACGTGGCGAGGAAGTAATACACGTCGTGTACGACCAGGAAGGCGAGCGCATTGGTCTTTTCGCTCCTGATAACCTTATCGGTAGGGATGTGTTCACAAAGACAGCAGTGAGAGAACTTTCACCCGCAGAGGCGGCAAGGATAGCGGACTTCGCCAAACAATTAAATTTCAGATTATGATTAAAAAACTCTGGCTTGACACTGAAACGTACTGCGAAAAACCTATCAAGTGGGGGACGTACCAGTACGCCGAAGCGTGTGAGGTGATGATCGTAACGTATGCCTTTGATGACGGTGCAGTACAGGAATGGGACGTAACAAGTGGCGAACCCGTACCAGACGATCTTGAGCAAGCGATCAACGAAGCTGAAGAGTTGTGGGCGCACAACACGCCGTTTGACCGTAACGTGCTGCGTTTCAACTTCCCCGAGTTCAATTGGACACGCGAGCGTTGGCGTGACACGATGGTGCAGGCATACGAACACTCGCTGCCTGGTGCATTAGGTAAGGTAGCCGAGGCGTTGAAACTACCCACCGACCAGGTGAAAGACAAACGCGGCAAGACGCACATTCACCTGTTCTGCAAACCCCGCCCGAAGACCTCTAAGATCCGCAGGGCAACACGTGAGACACACCCGGCAGAGTGGGCTGAATTCTTGGAGTACGCGAAGCAAGATATCGTCACGATGCGTGCCGCCCATCACAAAATGCCGAAATGGAACTATCCGAATAACCCGAACGAACTGGCGTACTGGCATCTCGACCAGAAGATAAACGACCGGGGGTTTAAGGTCGACATGGAACTGGTCGAAGCCGCTATCGAGACCGTGCGAATTGAGAAGCTCGACCTAAAGAAGCAAACAGTAGAAGCAACCAACGGTGTGCTCTCGAGTACGACCAAGAGCGTAAAATTGTTGGAGCATATCCTCGAGTACCACGGTGTTGGCCTGCCCGACTTACAGAAGGCCACGATTCAGCGAAGACTCGACGATCCCGAACTACCTGACGGTGTGAGAGAACTGCTCGCTATCCGGTTACAAGACGCATCGGCGAGTACGAGCAAGTATGTCGCCTTACAACGTGCTACGAGTTCCGATGGACGTTGTAAAGGTACGATTCAGTTCTGTGGCGCAAAGCGAACAGGACGTGGGGCAGGGCGCACGTTTCAACCACAAAACTTACCGAGTAGAGGTATCTTGGAAGGCGACGAACTCGACATCGGTATCGAGTTTATCAAGTTGCTGTGTGCGGGTAAGGTGTTCCCGAATTTGATGAAGCTTCTATCCTCCGCCGTGAGGGGTTGCTTAATCGCGGAAGAGGATAAGAAGTTAGTTGTAGCCGATTTGTCCAATATCGAAGGCCGACTTGCCGCCTGGTTCGCAGGTGAAGAGTGGAAGCTTGAAGCCTTCCGCGAGTTCGATGCAGGCGAAGGCCACGACTTGTACAACCTGGCGTATTCCAAGGCGTTCCGCATTGACGTTGGCGATGTTACTAAGCCACAACGCGCTATAGGTAAGGTCATGGAATTGTTCCTGGGCTACGCAGGAGGTGTCGGGGCTTTCGTAACAGGAGCCGCCGGTTACGGGTTCGATATCGAAGAACTGGCTGAAGACAACTACGACACCTTACCAACGGAACAACTGCAACAAGCGGAAGACTTCTACGACTGGATGATTAAGAAAAACAAATCTACTTTCGGATTGTCCCGTCAGGGGTTCGTGACGTGCGACGTATTCAAAAGATTGTGGCGCGAATCGAACAGCGCAATTGCTGCGTACTGGAAGATACTCGAAAATTGCGCGAAGAAGGCCATCAAAAAACGCGGCCAATGGTTCGATGCGGGTCCGCACATTAAAATGCGCTGTGATGGTGGCTGGCTGCGTGTGCGCCTGCCTTCTGGTAGGTTCCTGTGCTACCCGTCTCCGCGTCTCGAAGGGTCTGACGAATCTATTACTTACATGGGCGACAATCCTTACACACGGCAATGGACTCGACTGAAGACTTACGGCGGCAAGTTGTTGGAAAATATCTGTCAGGCAACGGGCAGGGAGATACTGTACGCCGGTATGTTGGAAGCTGAAGCACACGGCTATGAAACCCTTATCAGTGTTCACGATGAACTCGTTACAGAAACATTAGATAAAAAAGAGTTGACAGTCGATAAACTCTCTGCAATAATGAGCCGTGATTTGAGTTGGACTAGAGGGTTGCCGCTCGCAGCGGCAGGATTTGAGAGTTACCGTTACAGGAAATAGGGAGTTGACATGCAAAAATTCGAGAAGAGAAAAATAGAGATTGAGATAAATGTGCCCGTAGGGTTTGAGGTATTTAAGGTCATGGCTACACAGTATTGCCTGAGTGACACGAACATATTGATAGGCCAGACTGGTGTGGTGCAAGGCTGCGAACACATCGGGGAACAAGTTAATGTGAAGATTGCATTCGTTAAGGAGAAACAATCATGAGGGATTATCACCGGCACGACTACAACAAAGGATACAAGTCATCACCAGAGATTGTACTGGTAGCCGTGATCTTCGGCTACCTGGTCGTTGATTTGTCTTGGGATCACGTTTTTAATTACTTTGGATTTTAATATCATGGAAGCTGAAAAGAGATGTGAGGAGATGTACGGCAGGGTCGCTGCCCTGCAAAAAGAAGGTATGGCATTGGGGGTGGCGCAAGGCACAATTGTGATAGGTTACGTCGCCTATCTCTTTGCCAAGGTTGAAGAACTAGAAACCAGATTAACCGTGCTCGAAGAGAATGAAAGAAAAGGTAGTTGAAACCTACCTGAAAGAGCAGGTCGAGAAGTACAGGGGAGAAGTGCGTAAACTCAAATGGATCAACCGCCACGGTGCGCCCGACAGACTCGTGTTGTTGAACGGTGTTTATTTCGTGGAGTTGAAACGCCCTGGCGAGAAGTTGGAACTGCACCAGGAAAGAGAAGCAAAGCGTTTGCGGAAGCACGGAGCGGATGTACGGATGATTGATACCCTCGAAGGGGTAGATAATTTTATAAAGGAGATTACAGGAAATGAGTTACAGCGAAGAAGTTAAACAACTGGCGTACAAGATGGATGAAGAATGTTGGGTGAGCTATTCAGGTCAACCAGCCGGATACAAGAGAGCGATGGATAAACGCCGCGTATTCTCGCTCGATATTGCGTCCCACATTCTGCGGGAAAGAGCTAAGATGCGAGTAGTACACGCACCAGAGAAGGAGAACACCGAACTGAGTGATCGAGAAAAGTTACTCAAACACTACAACGAAGTAATCATACCGATGTGCAAGGGAACAATGGTTAAGCCTTGGGAGTGCGTTCGACTGGACGGTGACTCCTCGTTTATAGGGAATCCAGGTTTCAGGGCAGAGCCGCGTGGTCGCTACGAGTTCGCCATTACCGTGCACCTGAACCGTCCTGTGTGGGTGGGTTCTGTGCTGTATAACACCAACACGGCGGACAAGATAACGATACGAGGGATAAACGAAGAAGGAAGGCTACTGGCCTACTTCATGAGCTGCAAGATACTCCTCACCTCTGATTGGCGTGAGTGGGCTGTGTGGGACGAACCAGTGAAACAGGGGGCACCTACGAGGGTGTATGTAGGCCGACCAGCCTGTAACGGGTCCGTATCTGTTCCCGAAGAACTTCGTGTTGCAGGCCCTACCGTGGTGTTGACCTTCGGCAACAGTAAGGACGCAGTTGAATTCTACGAGGTGTTCGGTAAGGTGTCCGATGAGAAAGAAATACGACTGTCGGGGAGATATTGGAAATGAGAAGAAAATTAGTAAACTGGGATGCGGTTGCCGCATTGGTAGTGTTAACGGTAGCAGGCACGGCGGTGTTCTTCGTCGTGTTTGACTTGATACTAGCAACACTCAGTCGGGCAGGGTAGGGTAGGATGGCACGTATTGAGTTCACCGCCAAGGAGTACCAAGACACGATAATCGACTATATTGAGAACACCGACAGGGGTGCGATATGGGCGGGGATGGGCATGGGCAAAACCTCGTCAACACTCACCGCTCTCGACCGTCGCTTTCTACAGGGCTACGACCGCCCTGTTTTGGTACTTGCCCCGAAGATGGTGGCAGAGACTACATGGCCGGAAGAAGCCAGAAAGTGGAAGCACTTACGCCATACGCGAGTCGTGCCGATTATCGGGGATGAGGCAGCACGTCGCAGGGCTTTGAGCGTTGATGCTTCGATCTACACCACGAATTACGAGCAAGTGCCCTGGCTCGTCGAACACTTTGGTGAACGTTGGCCTTTTCAACATATCATCGCGGACGAGAGCACACGGCTGAAGAACTTCAGGCTCAGGCAGGGGGGAGTGCGTGCCAAAGCTTTGGGTTCGATTGCACACTCTAAGGTCAAGCAGTTCCACGAGTTGACGGGTACGCCTGCACCGAATGGGTTGCTTGACCTTTGGGGGCAGATATGGATGCTTGACGCAGGCATGCGTTTGGGCAGATCGTACACAGCCTTCCGTGATCGTTGGTTCGGTTCTGGTTATGATGGTTCGTGGAAACCTTTTGAACACAGCGAAGCGCAGATACACGCGGCCATCAAGGACTTATGCCTGACGATTAACCCGGCTGACTACTTCGATCTTGAAGAGCCGATAGTAGTGAACAAGTTCATCGACCTGCCACCGAGGGCGAGAGCGTTGTACGACGAAATGGAAAAGAAGTTTTTCATTGAAATCGAAGGGCATGAAGTAGAAGCATTCCACTCAGCGGCACGCAGTCAGAAATTGTTACAACTTGCTAATGGTGCGATCTACGTCGACCCTTTGGTAGAGACGGACGAAGATCCCCGCAGTCTTGAATTCAAGGGCGTGCACGACACGAAGATCGAAGCACTTGAAAGTATCGTGAACGAAGCGAACGGTATGCCGGTGTTGGTGGCATTCAACTTCAGATCAGATTTAACAAGACTGAAGAAGGCGTTCCCGAAAGGCGTGCACCTGAAGAGCAAAGGCAACACCGCGATACAAAGGGATTGGAACGAAGGCAAGATTCCGGTTATGTTCGGATATCCGGGCAGCATCGGCCATGGCTTGAACTTACAAGACGGAGGGAATATACTTGTTTTCTTCGGACACAATTGGAACCTGGAACACCGCTTACAGATACTCGAACGGATAGGACCAATGAGGCAGCTACAGGCGGGCAACAACCGACCTGTTTTTATTTACAATATCATCGCAAGAGATACCATCGACGAGCTAGTAATGGCTCGCGTAGAAACCAAGAAATCAGTACAAGATATCTTGCTCGAAGCGATGAGTTCACGGAAAAGGAAATGACCATGCAATTCATAAATGTCAAGACAAGTACAACAAAGGATGTTGAGATAACGGAGGATGGCGTAACAGTATTCGAGGGCAGTGTAACCGATAATGGTTCGGAACAAGCTTGGCACGATTTTATCGGGGGAGTGTACGCCGCAGGTATTAGGGTGGGCGTAACTAAGGCTTTATCCTCGAAAGATTCGACAATCAATGACCGACCAAGCTAAAGAATTCGGGGAGTGTGAAGTCTCCACCACGGACGAAGTACCGTGGCGGTACTACGCACCCCCGAACAAGGAAGCGAAGAGCCTGTTACTCACAACGGGCAAGGTGGCGATTGTCGGACGATGGGGTAGCGGGCAGGGCGTGATAGCTTGGTGCCCGTTACCGAAACGTAACAAGGAACTGGAAGAGGAGCTAGGGGTATGAACTTCTGCCAAACACTAGATACCGCTCTCGATGCGTTGACTCCCGATGAGAGGAGGGCGCTGCGGTACATCACTCTCCCAGGATGGGCGTATGAAGAGCTAGTAGAGCGATCCAGCCCGAAGTTATCCACCGGTGAGACGTTCTTACGGTACGATACTATCCCGTTGATAGTTTCTTCTCGGGCGGAGAAGTGTACCTTTACTTTTGAGGAGTTAGGGGTATGACAATCAGTCATGAAATTGTACGTGAGATATACCGCCTCGTGCGTGAAGAGGGGTACGCTCCTGACCTGAGCGGGATACAGGAGATGTGTTTTTCTCCTGCTGGCTACAACGAGCTTAGAACGCAATCTGATGCGCTTCGCTATTTAGAGCTAGCGAAAGAAGGGGATAAATTCTACGGAATACCCGTCAAAATTAATCGTAGACAAGAGGATAGATTCAGAGTAATATGTAAACCCACTGACGATTAGTCAGTACCAACAACTGAGAGCATTCAACGTGTTCTGGCACGTTGAATGAGTAGGCTACAAACTACCAGAGTTAGTGCTGTCAGTTGTTGATTAGGTTGGGGGACTCCTGGTCTTAGCGCAACCAACACGTCATCCCCACACACGGGGAACCAACAAGACAAGAATCTATTGCTATTAAGAATAGGTTATGGGAATCTCCGAGGTTTGGTGATTTTAGATTCTTGTCTTGTTGGTGCATAGCGCAGTGATGATGCGAACAGGTAGCGGTCAGTGAGTGACTGTTATTCCAGCAGTGGCCTTGAGATTTGCCAGTGCAGATCAATCGAATCCCGCGATACTTGAGAAATGGAATTTACCTCATTAAACACTCACAAGCAGGTTCATCACCTGCCACCAACACCCAGTAATCTGTGCGTAGGCTAGTCAGGTCTAAGTCACTTGGTTTGGAACCAGGATATCGTAAGTTCGAATCTTACCGCACAGACCAAATAATTTGACAGGAGTATCACATGAAATTATCAAACTGGCTCGAAGGGGAACAACTAATCGTCGCAGAAAACCTTGGCATACCAGGGCTATTGTTATCTCTCATACCTGGTAAACGAGCTTATGAATTGTGTGCTCTATCCTGGGAGATACACATGGCGAATCGCGATATAGAATTTTGGGAAGAGGCCGAAGCGGATAACCCTATTCGTGCGCGATATACCTCAATTGAAAAGTCAGCGGAGGAGTTCAAGGTGTGGAGATTTACCGAACTGTACAATACTAGAAAGTATTTCTGGCTACCACGTTGGTCGAAGAAAGGCGAGTAACACGATGGACGAAGCAGATATTGTAGTAGCAAATTCGCTGAAAGAAGACGAATACCGTAAGAAGGAATTCGCGTTACGTGTTGCGCGGATGGATAAAGGCGAACCAGGCGAGTGTGCTGAATGCGGGAAAACCTTCAACCGATTGGTTAAAGGTTACTGTGGAGCATGCCGGGATTGGTTAACTAAAATGAAAGTACCGTTTTAGTAGGAAATAGTATGCCAAGTGTCCATACACTGATTAAGATAACGAGGAACAGTAGTCGCCTGCTGGTAGCGATATACATGTTCCTTGATATAGCAATCTTTCTCGGTACTGCTCTGCTGTACAAGATGATAGTTGATTAATCAAACCACAACGGAACAGAAGCACCGATACCCAGTAAGAGGATAATCGCAACAAGGAATATTACGGATGTGTATTTACTGGCTGCGGCTTTCGTGGCCACTGCATCAGCCATCTGTTCTGCCTTCTGATTTGCCTTCTGATTTGCCTCTTTGAATCTAGCTACCTGCTCTTCCGTCGGGTGTAAGTTTCCCATGATTTTCTCCTAATCAATAATTTCAACATATTCGGCCAGTTTGGCACGACATTCTTTTAATTGTATCACACCTTGAGTTTGTGCGTCTTCTACTAAGGAGATAAGATCCTCTTCAACCTGCCGGGGAAGTCTTTCTCTGTCGGCTCGGCCAGCAACGACCGTGATACCTTCTCCTTTGGTGGGCACTTTTCCACTATCGTTTCCGGTGCGGTTTTTAGGGACGTACAGCCCAGTGTTACGGACATCACGAACAGAAGCGTCGCGATGCTTAATGCCTTCTTGTTTATCATCTTCGATCCTCACTAATCGTACTTCGTGTTCCGCTTTGCGTAATTCGTTCTCGTTACGCAAAGCGGTTATTTCCTTCTGCATTGCAACCGCCTTGGAGTCAGCTTCAGCCACACACACGGCACGTTCCTCGTCCCTGCCGGTGTGTTTTATCTTCAAGTACAACCCACCGATTAAACCAGCAACCAGCAAACCTGGCAGGACGTACTTTATAAAAATCTCAATTATCGCGTTCAACGGCCTTGCTCCTTTCTTCCGAGTACAACTTGAATGAGTACAGGAATATCGCAGTAATCGGGGCTTGCAATACCGTTGTTACTCCCGCTATCTCGGCACCTCCGACGTTCAACGTCGTAGCGTGCATGATGTAACTGTATGATAGGTATGTGACCCACAAACCTGCAAAGAATTCAAATAAGAGCATACCACGTCGGAAGAGGTAATACTTCTCGAATGCTTCTGTGATACTGCCCACTTCAACCGCCAAATAGATGTTTAACCGACAGGACTACACCAAGTAATAGTGCAACCCACGGGATACCTTCTTTGCGTATCCAATCACGTATAGTGTACTCCTTCGTTGCCCGTTCTATGATAGGAAGTATCTTCTTTACTGTGTCGTTCACTTCACTGAGGGAACTTGATAGCGATAACATCGAGTCTGTATGCTTCTTCATTACCTCGTTATTCTTTTCCTGGTACTCTCTGTGATGCTCGTCCCTTTCTTTCCAGAAAGAATGCTGCGCGTCGCACTTATCATCGTGGTCCTGTAATCCTTTTATCTGTGTTTGCATAAAATTCATTTTATTCCACAGTTCTGTGGTGTCAGGAGGGTTGTCGGCGGATCCCGGTATCTCAGCACTATCGGTCATAATATTCCTTCTTCGTATTTTTGTCTGTGACTTTTACCACACTACACGATAACTACAGCGAATAGCTTTATCTTGTAAGATCCACCCGAACGGTAGGTATAACCGCCTATCAAGTAATTCTCGTGTTCGAGAGACGCAATATCTGGTGGGTACAGGAAATCCACGCCTGACGCATCAATCTCATAACTGTTCGACTTAGCCGGGGTAGTGGTTCCTGAGTACGACACCAGGTTGATACTCATTGGAACCTTCTCCTGGACCGCTACTATTGCCACCATTTTACTGCTGTGCGATACGCAATTCGCGAGAGAGAATCTGTTTGGTACACCGGAATATGTTACGGATGTCTCGTCGATGTACGCCGTGGTAGATGTCGTTACTCCTGCCGCGTCGGTGATGTCGAAGGCAGCGAAACCCATGTCTTTGTCTGAAGCCGAACGATAAATGTAACCGCCGCCGAAAACCATCGCTTTCGCAGTCGTCATCGTGGCGATTCCCCACAGGTGAAAACGCCGGTTGTTGTCCGGGTCCGTGGTTATGTTGTACTGGGAGTCATTGAAATACCGCGAAGCTGTGTTAAAAGTTATCGCCTGCCCGGATATTGCGAATGACCCCACGGTGGATTGGTAGCCGCCTGCCGCGCCGTTGGCATAATCGGCCACTGCGAGAAAGCCAAGTGATGTAGTCGATACCGATACTTTAGGGCAAGCCACTCCGGTTAAGGAGGGAATAGCTGGTGTTCCGTAAGTAATGGCATCTGCCACACCAATCGTTACGACTTGGCACTGTACAGTGTAAGCCACATCTGCCGTTGGTGAGCTTATGATTACGTTGCTCGAATCTATTTTCTGTACATCAAGGAAAGAACGTTCAAAGTCGGGGAAGTGTGTCGTACCTATCGAAACAGGATCGGTGAAGGTAACCGTCGGGGCGGTGACATTTGCCACTCGTACCCAAAGATCGTCGGACGTACTCAGTTTGTAGGCTAACAAGACCTTGTTATCTGTAAGACCTATACACCCTACGGAGATAACGTTAACGTCGAGGGTATCCAGTAGTGCTACTTCCGCCTCTTGCGATAGGATTGGCGATACCAACGTAACCAGCTTATAGTAGAGTTTCGTCGCGTCAACTATGTTGCGGTAAAAGACTAGAACAGAAGTATTATCTACCCTGGCGATGTGAGGATCTATGCGGTCTAAACCGGGAGTGACTACCATCGGGGTAGTAAAGTTTGAAGGGAGCTGTACGTCTTCACCTCCTACCCCTGCACCCACGACACCGCTACATCTATTAGTCGCACGGGTATCTAGGAGTGTTTCTGTCCTGCCTAGATAGTTGAGTACGGGCTTGAGTTTAAACATCGTAATTACCAGGAGGTATATTTATCGGGTAAGTCCGTATCGTGCCCCCAGTATTAGCGTCTCGTTTCATCGTAGCGAGTACCGCGTCCTTGGCTGACATGCCGGTATCCATGAACGCGAGAGCGAAGTCTCTACCGCTGCCTAACGCTATGCAATTCGTCAACCGAACGGGAGCCTTCCAGAATTCTTTATCATGTACAGCGCATGTAAAAAGTCTACAGTCATCTAGTACAAGCAATGTCGCCTCTACCTTTTCACCCTTACCCACATATTTACCCGCGAGGTAACTCTGTATAAGTATCTCAAAGTCTGAGGTGGCTCCCGCGCAGAAGAAACCTACGTCATTGCGGACGATTAGTTTATCTGCGTCGTCATCAATAATAACGTTATCTTGCGTGCGTCGCGAATCGTAAGCCACTATCCCATTCTTGTAAGCGATTGTCGTCATGTTAATCCTTTGGTGGCCCGAATAACAAAGCCGGTAATATTGAAGCGCCTTCTACGTCGCCGTTTTCTACCGCCATGATACCCTCGACGGTGTTATTGATTTGTCCCGCTGGATAGTGTAGCACAGCACCGGCCACGTTGTTAAGGCTTTTGAACATTGGGAGATCGGCTTCGCCTTGGTTAACCTGTACGCCTGCCTTATACAGATCACCAAAGAAACGCAACCCGGCAGGGCCTTGGTAGCCGTACTGGTCTCCGCCAGTTGCCACGCCTACCGCTGCGCCTATCTCACGCAACAAGATCATTTGCCCAAGCATGTAACTTATTTGTTCATTGGCTAGTTTCTTCGCCCAACATTCAAGGTCGTCTCCGCAATTGCCTTTAATCGATTCCTTCAAAGCCACCGCGAACAAGACAGGGATCACGTTCAACACGATGAGGTTATTTGCCATCAACATAACTTCGGCAGGCTTCATGAAATTCGTCTTGCGTACCGTCTCGATGTTCAAGTTGTACGTAGCGCTAAAATACGAATAGAAGTTCGTGAGTATCTTGTTCAGTGGTGAACCGCGTTGCACTCTGGCCAGATCTTTGGTCATACCGCTTGACTGCGAATCGATCACGGCCTGGTCTGCAAGGCGTACCGCGTGCTCCTCCATCGTTTTGCGTTGTGTTTCATCCACCGCGTTCTCGTAACCGACTTCTGCCAGTCCCTTATTGTACGCGCCAATCCACGTAGGAATGTCCACAGTGCGTTGCATCTTGCCGATTAACCAGAAGTAACTAGCGGTGAGATTCGACACACCCTCGCCCGTTCTGAGTGTATTCAGGACTTCGTTAATCTCCCGGTTCATTGTCGTTGCACGATTCTTCATGAACGTCGAGCGGCTATCGGCAAATTCTGCGGAGTCGTTTGGGCTGGTCAGGAATTGCAGAATACCCTGAGATACCCACTTCGGCCCGACGCGAACGTATGATTGCGCCAAACCGGAAGGTTGCAGTAAAGCCGTCGTAACCCGCCAGCCCATACCGACAATCGTGGAACCCATACGCAACCGGTTGATAGCGGCCTCTGTTGCGTTCTTCGCAGGTGCGTCGCCCGTTGCAATGTCCATAACAGTGTCACGCATTTCTCGTAAAATCTCTGTACCGTAGTGCTCTCGTATCGGACTGTCAAGATGTCGCAGAACACGGTTAGCGTCTGTGAGCCAAGGCTGCCATGACAGGCGATGTATCACCTCGTTGATGTGCTGTGGGATCACGTTGAACGACAGTAACAGCGGCCTGCCGATAACTTGCTTCGAGCGTTCCTGCGTGTAACCGTTACGGGTAGCCGCCGCGCCGAATGCGCCTTTCATGCCCATCCGCAAATCGGTTACAGCTTCCAGTGACTCGCTGCGAGTAGAAAGTTCCGCGTCGTACTTGGCAGGGAAGTACCCGCCAGGGTACACACCAAACTTTGTTGTAACGGTAGCTGGTTCGATCCACAAAGGTTCTACCCCCGTCATCTTGCGTTCAAGAGCGGCAATTTGTTCCTTGTAAGTACCGACGTAATACCATGTGGCTTGCACGAAGTCCCACTCGGGTTTCGTCAGAGTGTCGAGGATGCTCTGTGCTTGAGTGATCGACAACGCTCGTCGTCCCGTAATCCCGCCGTCTAGTAGTCTTTGCCGGTTACCCTCGTTGCCCCAGTTCATCGCGAACATGATTCTCTGTTCATGCGTCATACTGATATCTGTACCAGGAACTAGACGCTTCTTGGCCGACAGGTTCATGAAACCTTGATCGAGTTTTATCATTTTGAACAGAGAAGCAACTTTCTCCGCTGCTTGCTGCCGCATTTCGGTTTCCATGTCACCCGCTTCGTTCATCGCACGAGCTAGCAAATTCCACATTGTTCCATTATCTTTGCCGCCATCCATCTCGCGGATGATCGAACTAAACTTGCGGTGCCCTGCGGTCATCTGCCGGAACCACTGACCCGTCTTGCCGAGGGTGTCGGTCGGTGTCGCACGCTCTTCTACGGTACGGTTCGCGTTCTCATGTATCGAATACTCCGCTTCGGCTATGCGTTCGTTGAATTCTTTACGATCTTTGGCCGTGAGCAGTTTGTCCTTGTACCGGCCAAGGTGTTCGATTTGTTTGATCGTGTCCTTGAGTCCGCGCAATTCTTCAAGGGTCATATCCTTGTAGTTCTTGAGTTTCGATTTTTCGATTGTGTCCACGTCGATAGCAGGCTGGAACCCGTTTGCTTCTTGCTCTTCTATCCAGGCGGTCAAGGATTTGTTCTTGTCGACTTCCCGCAGGGGTAGATTCTTAAACTCGAAAGGCTTGAGTAAGTCAACGATTTGTTCTAAGTAATCGTGGTGGATCACCTTGCCCAGTTTTCGATTGTCGAATTTGCGAACGTATTTCAGAATGCTGTCAACTTCGTTCTTCGCGTCACGTGCCACGGAGTACAGTTTGTTGTTAAGCAGTGCGGCTCTCTGTGCTTCGGCTGCACCAGCACGGTCTTTCGGCGCACGTTTCAATGCTTCCTTGTTCGCCTTTGTCTCAGCCCGTGCATACTGCCCTGGTCTGATATCGCGGATTGCTTTGCCTGCGATGGCCTGTTCCGCTGCTTGCCTGGCGGCTTTAACCAACTGCGAGGACGTGGCTGAGGTCTTGAGTAACATCTTCAAACCGGTGGCCATGAATCGCGCTCTGGCCTCGTTGTGTACGGCTTCGTCTGCTGCTGCGCTTAATGCGTTGTCGTCAACCAGATCCCCGTATTGTTCAAGCATTCGTTTATCGACTTCAGCGGCTACCTTGTCGCGTGTTGGTTCGCTGTCGTTCAGTGCATTGATTAACGCTTCGCCGCTTGAGAATCCGGTTAACTGTGCGGCAAGATCGAGCGCGATACCATCTTCCGAAGTCATACCTCTCAATTTCTTCATATCGACGTTCGGCATCAGTTCCAAGACTTCGGCCTTGTTCAGTTTCGCCTTGACTTCTGCCTCGATCACTTGACCATCTTCGTTGACGTATTCACCTTTCGCGAAGTACGACTTGGCGCGTTCTACGGGTTCCTGTGCGATATCTTGTTCGACTTCAGTACGCAACATCTTGCGCTTGGTGCGTGCTTCGTTCTGTAAAGACTTGAGTGCTTTCGTCCGTGCGCCCGTCAACCATTTCATGTCGCGGACACTTCGGGCATCCAGTTCGCTTGTCGCTTCATCGGCTGACCGTCTGCCTTCGTCAACGTATTCTTGAAACTGCTTATCGGTAACGCCTGCTTCTTCCGACGTGGCGAATAGAGGTGCGTAACTTCTCGCCTTCTGCGCTTCGGCTATCGCTTCATCCGAGGCGATCAAACGGTCGAACACTGCACGGATATCGTCGTTCAGTTTCCCCGCGAGTGGATTGTTCCGCAGGAATTCTTTCATCGACTTGTAAATGTTCAACATCCACGCACGGAAGCGCGCGAATACTGGCTGCATTTCAAGTGTCGGTGCCTTGCCCTCGAGTGCGTAACGCTCCCATGACTGCGCCCACTGTTCATGGTAAGGGCGTTTCTGGTCGAGGGTCATGTTGTTCCAGATTTCTTCTGGTGTTCTACCCGGTGGAAGTTGTCCTGGTTGTGGTGTTTCGCCGCCTTGGTAATACCTATCGGTGATTGTAATATCTTCATCAGAAAATATCACATAGTTGTAAGCACCCTCACCCTTGGCTCTGCTGGAACCGTCGAGGTATTTGATACCGCGAATGCCTAGCGAGTGAAGGTATTCGGAGGCGGCTCTTTGCGAGCCTTTGGTTGAAGTAAGTCTCGAATAGACATTCTCACCAGTGCTGTCCGTACCAAGATCCTTCGTCATACGATCAACGTCTTTCTGCGTCAGATCGAACCTTGAATCACCTGATACAAGTATC